TTCCAAGATTATAGAAAACACAAGAATAATCTAAAAGGATATGAGGAACACGGATACTTTATGGTAGCTCCACATCAATCAGTTAGGGTTGGTGGAAAAGAAGTTAGTGGAACGGTAATGAGAGAATTACTCGGTTCACCTAAAATAGATGATAAAGAAAGACCTAAATTATTTAAACAGGCATTTGGTTATTTCGATAAAGGTGTTTATCAAATGATGACCAACAAGTTTAGAAAGTTATTTGAGATCAAAGAAAATTTACTTACAGAAAGATTAGTAGCCGCTAGAAACAAAGGACACTTGAAGAATGGTGGTAAGACAGCACTAACCACAGGTGGAATAATTTCAAAGTTTAAAGGTAGGGGGGATATATCGGACGCATTTAGTTTTGCTATGAAGGATTTGGAAAAGGCCATCGGTTCTCTTTCTGAAAAACAAAGAAACAGAATATTCAAGAATGGTAAGGCTTGGATGAATCTTGAGGTTATGTGGCCAAAGTCATCTAATGTGATAAATTATGACAAGGCAGAAATCGTATTTCACGGAGCACTCGAATATGATGATGAAGGAAATGCAATTGGAGAGGTCAAAGATAGTGCAAGAATGTTAGCTGGTATGATTAAACAAGTCAACCAAAACATACAGAAACGATATAAGATTGGAAAACCTAATTTTTTAACCGTACCTAAACATCAAAATTTTGAAAAGAAGAAAAAGTATTTTATAAATAAGTTAAATAGATTACAGAAACAATATAACTTAAAAGATAGTGATTCACTTTCAGTATATCACCAAACCTATTGGGAAGAATTTATATTTAATGCAGCAAAACAACACGGATTTACAATTCCAAAGGCACCATTAAAAAAATTAACTAAAAGATGGGCATTTTTTGATAAGTCGTATAAAGTTCCAATGATTAAAAAAGATTTTAAAAATCATCCTGAATTTTTAGATTGGGTATTGACTACGGATAAAGTAGACCACGCAAAAATGGTTAAAAAGAATATGAAACCATTTGAGGAATTGTTCTTTGAAGTTGGTGCAGAAATAATGACAAATGTAAGTGGTTGGTTAGCAGCAAATCCTGACTCTACGGTTCAACGAGTAAAGAAACAATTAGATGCAGCAATTAAAGATGTGAGAAGTAAAAAGGATTTGAAAAAACTTAACACATTAAAATTACAATTGGATAAATTAAATAAGATTGGTGGTCTGAAGGCAATAGTTCCAAGTGAAGGAATAGTTTTTAAATACAACGGAAAGACATTTAAATTTACAGGAGCATTTGCACCTATTAATCAAATAACAGGATTGATGACATTCTAATGGAAGATTTCGAAGATATACAAGAAATCTTTAAGATGAAAAAAATGAATAATATTAAATTTATTATTAATATTATTGGTTTGGTAGGTGCATTAGGTGGTGGATGGTACAAGTTAGAAAATAGAGTATCAACATTAGAAACACAGATAGAACAAGAAAATAGTGTTAAGGCAATACAAGCCGAATTAGAATTAATGAAAAGAGATCAAGAACTTGAGGACTTAAAATTTAAGTTTAAACTTGATTCGTTACAAAGGAGTTAGAGTATGAGTGATAGTATTTTATCAACTAATCACAGAGAACGAGAAAGACAAATAGAAAATATTAAGCGTGTTGCTCGTGGTGATAAAGTTGAGAAAAAGATTTATGTTCAGATGGAAGATTTGGACGAAAAGAAAAAAAGAGAAGAAGAAGTAAGATTAGAACGAGAAAAGAAAAATGAACGCTCAGCTGCATTAAAGGATGCTAGAATGCCTTGGTTTTGTCCTAAGTGTAAAAAGGTAATGAAAAAACGATTAGATGATAAGATGTATAGATTACATCAACATTGTTTTGATTGTCAAATAACATTTGAAAATAAACTTCGTATCGAAGGAAAATACGAGAAGTGGGAAGAAAGTAAGGTGTTAAACAACCAACTTTCTTATATACGAGACCAAATTTCAAGTATAGAAGATTGGAAAGTAGAGGCTTCTAAACCAGTAGAGATTTATGATTCGGTTGGTGTTAAAGAAATAGAACTACAACAAGAAAAGTGGAGTCAGAATAAGGAACAAGTTGAAAAAATGTCTACCGAGGCCCTCGAAGAATTAAATAAAATTAAAGAAGAAGTTGAAGAAAAACTCAATAGTTTAGAAGTTTAATATTTATATGTGTGAAACTATATATATCGGAGAAAATAAGTGATTAAAATGAAAAAAATATTAGAAGAAAAGGTAGACCTTGATGATATTTCTATGAATCACCAAAAATTACTAAGGGTTGGAAGTAATTACATTTATAAGGCACGAGATGGGAAACTTTGGTATGAACTTGAGGATGATATTAAAAAGAGTAAGAATAGAACTTTAATGAGATACTTTAAAAAATATGATGAAGCTCGTCTTAAACTTCAAAATGCTGGTGCAATGTTAACCAGGGCATTTGATTTGGAAAAAAGATGATTAAATTAAAAGAATTAATAGTAGAACGAATTGTAACACATAGTGACTTTCATAAAGTCATAAATATGGCTAAAAAGGCAACTGGCGCTAAACCTAAAATACCATCAAAAACAATAAAACTTTGTAAAGAAGTAATGAAAGATGGTTTTCATAAATTAGATTATAGAGGTAAGCCTGGTAAGAAAAGACAACCTACTAACTTAATGTATCAGTATTACGCTTATGTACAAGGATGGGGACATTCTAAATACAAAAATGATTGGGATTGGAGAAGTGATAAAGGTGATAAGATTTTAAATTGGGTTCAAACATCAGGATATAATGATGGTATATTTGATTATGATTATTTAAAGTACCATGTAAATACTGATATGCAAGCATCGCAAGTTGTAGGAAATATCAGACCTGGTTCAAAAGATGAAGAACCAGCTTACTATTTAGTTAAAGATTATTTAAATAGTTTTAGTGCAAGACGAGGTGGTAGAGATGAGGATATGTTAGTTGCTAAAGTTCAATGGTGGTTAGATAAAAACAAAGTTGAAACAAGATGAGAGATTACTTAAAAGAATTTAGTGATGATGTCATTGGTGATTTTTTAGTTGAGAATGATATTAAAGATATTTTAAATGAGGCTGGTTCGGCAACAAATAATGCACCAACTGATGACGGGCCACCTACATTTTACAAATCTTTGGGACAATACAAATCCGAGTCTGAAGATTGGATACAATCATTACAGAATGATTTAGGTTGGAAAGTAATTGATTATATACTAAGTGATGGAGCAATGGATCCAGAAGAAGATTACACTATGTCACATAGAGCAACAAATCCAATATCTCACGGAGAGGTAAAAAAGTATAAAAAAACTTTACGGAATGTAATGGATAATTTGGGTTGGAAAGTCATGAAGTGGATGGGAGTTGATAAAGACCAACAAATGGCCGGCCCACCTATAGCATCAGGAATTGATGCTAAAACTCGTAAAGAAAATAACGAAGCAGATACTGATTTAGCGGCAAAGAAAACAAAAAAGAAATTTAAAGGTGGTCGTCCAAGACTTCATGTTGAGAAATATTCACCACTTTCAAAAGATTGGTGGGATGATGAACTTAGAGAATTAATCACAGAAGGTGGAGCATACGGACATATGGCACATCCTTTTGATGATAAAAATTTAACATTTAAAGATTTAAAAAATATCATAGAAAGAGGTTTAGGTGGTCAGTTAGATAGGGAAGATAATGTAACTGAAAAACTTGATGGACAAAACCTTATGATAAGTTGGAGAAATTAGTGAACATATTCGAAAAAGGATTGTGGAAATTAATTAACGAAGCTTCACCAACGGGTACTTCAGGATATGGTGGATCTGGAATAACCACAGGAGATGCATGGCCCGATGGTTTATTTACCAAAAGAGGTGAAAGACGATATGTAGGACCTGCAAGTTTAACTCGTGGAATGCAACAAGTTGATTTTCCAGCATCAGATAATATCTATGGGGGTCCTGATAGTCAGAATAATGAAAGACGGGCAAAAAGAGATGCAGGTAAACTTTACAAATATTTAAGTGATCCCGATGGTAATTCAGAAATTAAATCTGATGAGTTAAGAGATGACACACCACCATTATCACCGAGACAAAGAACTTATGGAATACACGGATTTCACAGAAAACAAGAATATACCATTCCACCTGAAACAGCAAATTTTGTAACAACTGCTCAAACTTTAATTAAACCAACAACACCACCAGAGGGAACAGAAAGTGGTGGAGTACCAGCAACACCTGAACCTGGTTCTAAGGAAATGGGAAGTGTAAGTGGATATAGACAAGCACAGCAAGGTGGAGAATCGGTATTTGCAGGTAATAAAAAATTATGGAATAAATGGAAAGACCACAGAATAATGGGTGCAGTTAAAGGTAGAGAATGGAAAGGTGGTAAGTTAGTTGATTTGTTACCTAAAGGAGTTAAATAATGGCCATTACAATAGATATAAATGTTGGAGATACCATCTTAGGTGGTAGATTTAAAAACAAAAAAATTAAAGTAAAAGAAATTGGTAAAGATGATTATGGAATGCCAACAATAAACGGAAGAAAGGTAGTTAATTTTAGAATACCAAAACCCGTTGATGAAAAAATGGTTAGGGATAAGGACGGATTCGGAAAATATAAAAAAAATGATGATAGTGATTTTGATGAACCAGCTAAAACTAAAAAATTAGAGGGTAAATCTACATACAAACAAATAATGGAGATGTAAATATGGACTTTTTAAAGAAACTCATAGTTGGTATTTTAGGACTTTTTGGATTAAGTACTATTTTAAGTGCTAAAAAATCAAAAGAAGTAGAGGAACTTGGTAAAGTAATTAAAGAACAGAAGAAAAAAGAAAAAGAAGTTGCAAAGGAAGTGGAAAAATTAGAAGAAAATAAAACCAAAAACAAAAAAGAAATAACAAATTTAAAAAGAAAACTTACTCGTACTAAGAACGAGGTAAAAAAGATGGAAGTAACTTTCGAAAAGGATGCCGTAGACGATGCAGCAGCTTTTTTAAGAAAGTTTTCAAAATCTAAATAATTATATATATAAGGAGAAAACAATATGAGCATGCACAGAGCAACACCTACAATTCGTGCAACTGGCGATTATAATAGAATAACAAAAGTTCCTTCTTCAACAACATTTCATGCGACTGGTTCAAATGCTGGTGCAGCATTTATATGTGAAGTAGTAACTAATGTTGTTATTCATGCCGCAAATGGTGGAGTGATACCAGGAACATCTTTGTCAGCAGATACACTATATCCGATTGGAACAAAGAAAGTAGTGATTGGTGGAAGTGGTATAGTTTATGTATTACACAGATAGGTAATGAATATGAAACACTTATGGATATTATTGTTATCCATACCATTGTTTGCACAAACAACTTTAACAGACGAACAGGTATTGGGAATAGCAAATCAAATTAAAGAATTACAATATTCTGATAGTACTAAATCAGCTCAGATTAAAATCTACGAAGGCTTAGTAACGGAATATGAGGAACAGATGGAGTTAGATTCTTTACTACTTGTAGCAAAAGATAAACAGATTGTCTCGATAAAGGCACAAAATGAGGCTTACATAAAAAAGGCAAAACTGGCAAAACCGAGTTGGTACGAAAATAAATGGCTATACTTTACATATGGGGTGGCATCAGTAACCATTCCCACTTACTTTGGAATTAAAATATTGGATATAGCAGATTAATGACTGATAATAATAAAATAAAAGAAGTAATCAAAAAAGAGTATTTAAAATGTGCTAAAGATCCAGTATATTTTTTGAAAAAGTATGCTGTCATTCAGCATCCAATGAAAGGTAAAGTTCCATTTGAGTTATACCCATTTCAAGAAGCATCATTAAAAGATTTTAAGAATCATAATTATAATGTTATTTTGAAAGCTCGTCAGTTAGGTATATCAACATTAACTGCTGGATACTCTTTATGGATGATGACATTTCAATCAGATAAGAACATATTGGTTATAGCAACCAAACAAGATACCGCTAAGAATTTGGTTACGAAGATTCGAGTGATGCATGCAAACCTACCGAGTTGGGTAAGGTCACAATGTGTTGAGGATAACAAACTCTCACTTAGATATTCAAATGGTTCACAAGTAAAGGCCGTATCATCTACTGAGGATGCAGGTCGTTCAGAGGCACTATCCTTACTCGTTATGGATGAGGCAGCATTTATCGATAAGATTGATACAATATGGACTGCTGCACAAAGTACATTATCTACTGGTGGTCAATGTATTGCACTATCCACACCAAATGGTGTTGGTAATTGGTTTCATAAAACTTGGGTTGGTGCAGAAAATGGAACTAATGATTGGAATATGATAAAACTTCATTGGACGGTTCATCCTGAACGAGAACAAGATTGGAGAGATGAACAGGATAAGTTATTAGGACCAAGTGGAGCCGCACAAGAATGTGATTGTGACTTCATCACTTCTGGTCGTGGTGTTATTGATGCTAGAATTTTAGAAGAATATAAAAATACTTTAATTGAAAAACCAATCGAAAAAAGAGGAATGGATAGTAACTTGTGGATATACAGACAACCTAATTATACAAAGAATTATGTAGTTGCTGCTGATGTTGCTCGTGGTGATGGACAAGACTTTTCTGCATTTCATGTAATAGAAATAGAAAATATGGAACAAGTTGCAGAATACAAGGGAAAGATTTCTACCAAAGATTTTGGTAATTTATGTATGAATACTGCTATGGAGTATAACAACGCATTACTTGTTATTGAGAACTCAAGTATTGGTTGGGCAGCAATTCAACAAGTAATTGATAGGGAATACGAAAACCTATTTTATACAAGTAAAGATTTAAGGTATGTTGATGTCGCAAGACAAGTAACAAACCGATATAGAAATTCCGAAAGACAAATGGTTCCTGGATTCAGTATGACTATGAAAACAAGACCATTAGTAATCGCGAAATTAGAAGAATATTTTAGAGAAAAATCTATCATCGTTCATTCAGATAGATTAATCGATGAATTATTTGTATTTATTTATCATAATAATAGAGCTGAGGCTATGGAAGGGTACAATGATGACCTTACAATGAGTCTAGCAATAGGATTATGGGTAAGGGATACAGCACTTCGATTAAATGCCGAAGGAATGGCATTACAAAAAACAGTCTTAAATAAAATGTTAGATTATGAAGCAGTTTACACACCATCAGATAACAAAACAGATGATTGGGTGATGGAAACTGGAAATACAAAAGAAGATCTAACTTGGTTAGTAAAATAATAAGAGGATAAAATGGCACAAACAAGCTTAAGAGCAAGATTAACACGACTTTTTTCTACAAATGTAATCGTAAGACATGCAGGTGGTAGAAAGTTAAAGATTGCCGATACAGACAGAGTACAAAGTGCTCAGAAAAATAGTCTTGTAGATAGGTGGTCAAGACTACACACCAATATGAATACTGGTGGGTACGGAGCATCACAGGCAATTAGTTTTCAAGCCCAAAGATTGGCTTTATTTAGAGATTACGAAGAAATGGATAACGATGCTATCATATCAAGTGCGTTAGATATTTACTCTGATGAATCAACAATGAAAAATGAGTATGGTAAAGTATTAGATATTCAAACTGAAAATGAGAATATTCATGATATTCTACATAATTTATTTTATGATGTATTGAATATAGAATTTAATCTTTGGCCGTGGGTTCGTAACCTATGTAAGTATGGAGATTTTTATCTCTACTTAGATATAAAAGAAAAGTATGGAGTTACCAATGTAGTACCACTTTCAGCATATGATGTTACTCGTGTTGAGGGAGAAGATCCAGAAAATCCGTATAGAACAAAGTTTATTGTTGAGGATGGAGATTCGAGACATAGTTCTTCAATGAGTCAAAATAAGGAAATGGAAAATTTTGAAATTGCACATTTTCGTTTGTTATCAGATGCAAATTTTATACCATATGGTAAAGGTATGATAGAAGGTGGTCGTAAGATTTGGAAACAATTATCTCTTATGGAAGATGCTATGTTGATTCATAGAATTATGAGAGCACCAGAAAAGAGAGTGTTTAAGATTGACATTGGAAATATTCCACCCGCAGAAGTCGAAAATTTTATGCAAAAGATTGTTAATAAAATGAAAAAGGCTCCTGTCATAGATACCACAACTGGTGATTATAATTTAAAATACAACATACAAAATCTTACAGAAGATTTTTTCCTACCTGTTCGAGGTGGAGATAGTGGAACACAGATTGATAGTTTAGCAGGACTAACATATGAGGCAGTAGATGATATTGAATACCTAAGAAATAAATTAATGGCATCCCTAAAGATACCAAAGGCCTTTCTTGGTTATGATGAAGCCGCTGGTAGTAAGGCAACATTAGCAGCAGAAGATGTAAGGTTTGCAAGAACAATTGAAAGAATACAGAGAATCGTTACGAGTGAATTAACAAAGATTGCAATAGTTCATTTGTATTCACAAGGATATACAGATGCAGACCTTGTTGATTTTGAATTAAATTTAAAAAATCCATCTACGATTTACGAAGAAGAAAAGATTGAGTTGTGGAATAACAAACAGAGTCTTGCTTCAAGTCTAATGGATTCTAAAATAGCAGACACAGAGTGGATTTATGATAATGTGTTTAAATTTTCAGAAGAAGAAAAAGAAAAAGTCAGACTTGGATTACTAAAAGACCAAAAACGGAAATTTAGATGGTCACAGATTGAAATGGAAGGTAATGATCCTGTTCAAAGTGAAGAAGCAGTTGGAACTCAAGGGGCGATGATGAATAATATGGGTGATGGAGAAGGACAGAGATTTTCTGGACCTCAACCACCAGGAGCAAGAACAGGAAGAACAAGTCGTGAATTAGATATGGATATACCAGAAGATGGTTGGCCAGGAAGTGGTCGTCCAAAGGAAGGACCTAAACACAAGAAGGATTCAAGTGTAAGAGGTCGTGATCCATTAGGTTCTCACGATAAGAGAAAAGGTAGTAGTGGTAGTCCAAAGTACGGACTTGCACTAGCTCACCTTGATAAATTAAAACAAGATTTAGGTAAAGTCAGTAAAGAAGAAGTAAAAATAATTACAGAAACTTCTGATGTAGAACAAGAATATAAGAATGAAGTATCATCGGGTAAAAGTGATACTTAAATGATGAATTATTAGAAGTTTTTATATTTATAGATGAAGAAATATACAATTTAGGAGCATGAATATGGCCCAACGTGTCAAACACTCGAAAATAAAGAATACAGGAATACTCTTTGAGTTAATATCTCGTCAAATCACCGTAGATATAATGAATGGTGATGAAAAGAGTAAATCAGTAGAAATGCTAAAAAAATTCTTTAATGAGAATACAGAACTTGGTAAAGAGAATCAACTCTATCAAGTTTTACTTAAAGAAAATTACAATTCTACCCGCAAGGCAGAAAAATTAGTAGAGGCTGTCTTAAAGTCAAGAGAAAAATTACAGAATAAAAGACTGCGTACTGAAAAATATAATCTTATTAGAGAGATTAAATCAAATTATAACGTAGAGGATTTTTTTAGAGCAAGAATACCTAATTATAAGGTTTATGCTTCTATATATAAATCATTTATTAGTGAAACTACACCAATATTTGATCCAGTAAATGAAGTTGAAAGTAACTTTTCTATCATAGAACACATTACTCGTAATAAAGTTAAGTCTAAAAATAAAGATAGTAAGGTCATTTCTGAATTTAAGAACGAAGATAAAGATTTAAGATTACTTTCTTATCAGTTAATGGTAGATAACTTCAACGGTAAGTATAAAAAGTTAAACTCTATGCAAAGAAATCTTCTAAAAGAGTACATTAATAACATTTCTAATACTAATTCTCTTAGAGAATTCGTAAATGGTGAAATTATAAAGGTAAAACAAATTCTAAGTAAGATTTTACCTAAAGTCTCAGATGATATCACAAAAATTAAATTATCGGAGGCTATAAATCAAGTAGACTCTATAACAAAAGGTAAGATAGTTAAGGATAAACAAGTTGTTGCACTAATGAGGTATTATGAACTTATAAAGGAGTTGAGGAATGTCGCGTCCTAACGGAGATACACTTCTTAATTTAATTCGTGAGTTAATTAAAAACGAATTGGATGAGGCAAATTCTACTGCAACAGCCGGTGGTGAATATCAAACACCACTTGCATTTAAAGGTGAGAAAAGAAAGGCGGGTAAGAAAAAGAAAAAGGCTGGATTTGATGGTGGACACCACGATCCGACCATCGGTACTGATAATTTCGAACCAGAGGACCCTAAGTTAAGAAAAGAATCGGTAGTAAGTGAAGAAAAGAAAAATTCTAATAATCTTTACTTAGAATTTACTGATGCTCTACAAGATTTCAATGACAAATGTATTAAGATAGCTGATAAAATCACTAAATTAAAAGGTGATAAGACCGATGGAAAAATTTTAATGAAAAATGTTAAAAAACATCTTATACCACTTAGTAAGTTAATGAATAGTTGGAACAGAGGAGCTCAAAGTAATCCACATTTAACTACTGAAGGTAGATATCACGCTTGGAGAAATGATAATACCTTAACACCCAAGCAAAAAATTGGAATGGCAATGAGAGAGACTCGTGATAATCTATCAGAGTTAGAACGAGTTGTCAAGTATAATGTAAAATTAAAAAATGAGTTAAATGTTGACTCAAGGTCATATTGGAAGAATACACATAAGGCTTTAAGTAAAATAAGTGAGAGATTAGTTAATTTAGCTAATAAGGTTGGACAACTACATTAAAGATTATGACATTCGAACAGAACAAAAAGTCTTTTATGGACTCTTTGTTCAGTATTTCAACGATGCTAAAGAGATGGCATACTGAAATACAGAGCAAAGATGTTGATAAAAACTATATGATTGAAAAGTTAACTGCGTGGATTAAAAAACTTGAAGAATTAAGACACGATATTATGATGAGGAAAGATAAGTGATAAAACTCGGAGATTTATTAACAGAGGCAAGTATTTCGGAAGAAATGGGAGAGCTAAAACTCTACATTGACAACGATTCGAGTCTATATAGACAAAGATACATGCCAATATTGAAAAATTTGTCAAAAAAGAAGAAAAAGGGTAATTATCGTAAAACATTAGCCCAAAAAGCATTCATGTATCTAATTGACGATGGTGCAAAACGATATGTTAGGTCATACGGTGGAAATCACTTAGATGTTTTCCCAAAAAGACAAAGAAAGCAGTTAGCAAAGGATTATGTAGAAGAATTTGAACAAATTTTTAAAAATCAAGAATATGATTTTATGAGATAGGAGATTAGCGTGTCAAAATTTAAAAAAATAATTAAAGAAGATTGGTGGAGTGATTTAAGTCCTGAAGGACAGGCAAAATACTTAAAAAGTAATCCTAATTCGAAAAAAGCACAATCGGCAAAAAAGAAAAAGAAAGATGAACCATCTGCAGCACCAAGTTGGACTGCTGATGATATGGATTCTATTTTTGGAACAAGAAATCAAAGTGGTGGGGGATGGCAAAAACCTCGTAATGATGCTGATAGAGCAGCTGATGATGAAGCAGATGATATGAAAACTCAAGACGCACAAGATTCAAGAGATGCGGAAGATAGAAAAGATGCAGGTATAAAACCAATTAAAGACGATAAAGATACACAAAGAATGGGATCCAGTGTATTAAGTAAAATCGGTGGTACTCAAGATCCAGATAGATTAGAATTACAAGGTACACAAGAAGCAGATAATGGTCAAACTATTATTCAATGGAAAGACAAAGAAGATGGAATGATGGTGGGTGTAGATGCACAAGGTAACATTTATCAAGATGGTGATAGGCAAAATTATGGTATACAAGTTAGCACACAAAGTGATGTGTTTGGAGATGACCAAAATGCACAATTATTGTATAAACAAAAGAAAGCCCGTGAAACTGGAGGTACAGATCCATATACAGGTAAAAAATATGATAAACCAACTGGAAGAACTGGAAAAGAATTAGACCAAGAAACTCTTACAATAGATGGTAAAGAATATCGTAAAATCAATGAAAGTGTAGAATCAAAACCAAAATATCAATTTTCAGAATTCTACCAAAGATTAAAGAGATAGGAGTAATATAATGTCAAAACAATTAATAGTAGATTATTTACCTTTTGAGATTTCAAGAGAACAGATAAACGAATCAATTAAACAGAATAATGGTCGTTTAGTGGTTCATGGTGTATTGCAGAGGTCAGATGCTAAGAATCAAAATGGTAGAGTCTATCCACATGAGATTTTGGCAAGAGAATCGAGTAAGTATGATGAGGGTTTCATCAAACAGAAACGTGCAATGGGTGAGTTAGACCATCCTGAATCATCAGTAGTTAATTTACAGAATGTATCTCATAATATTACCGAAATGCATTGGGAAGGTAAGAACTTAGTCGGTACGGTCGAGGTTCTTGGAACACCAAGTGGTAATATATTAACAGAATTATTTAAAGCAGGTATTAAGTTGGGTATCAGTTCTCGTGGAATGGGTTCAGTTCAACCAATGAGTGAGGGTGATGGACAACAAGTAGGAGATGATTTCGAATTAATAGCTTTTGATTTCGTATCAAATCCATCCACACACGGAGCTTTCTTATATCCTATGAAAGAAAGTGTTGGAAACGAAATACCAATTACCGAAGGTAGAACCTGTGGTAAGTATTGTAAAGTTGAAAGTATTATAAACGACATAATTAGAGGAGAGTAAAATGGCCAAACTAACAAAATTAATAAGTGAGAGTAAAGTCCTCAAACGAGAGTTTGGTGAAGCACTTCCTACTTTCAGTAGTGTAATGAAAAAACACCAAGAGAATAAATTTAAAGAAGATTTAGATGCTGTCGGTAAAGAGGATGATGATGTGGATAACGATGGTGATTCAGATAAAACTGATGATTATCTAAAAAATCGTAGAAAAGTAGTTGCTAAAGCTATCAAGAAGGATTCTGTAAAAGAAGATGCAATTCGTAAGCTTGTTCGTAACGAAATTAAAAATATAGTAGAGGCTGATGAGTTTGACCAACCTGTACCTGCACAAATAGAAAGATATTTAAAGAAATTTCTTAACGCAGTACAAGGTGCTAGACTTAATCGTAGAAGGGTAACAGCAATACTTGGTCGTGTTGTTAAACAGCTAAATATAGAACCAAGTGAATTGATGAGATATGTTAGAAAAGTCAAAAAGGGATTATAATGAATAAAGCTGATACATTTAAAATGAACAAAAATTGGAGAAAGTTTAGACTTCAAACTAATGAAGAGCAAAAAACAGAATCTAAAATTAAATCCATTGTCAATTCAGTAAATGAACAAAATTTAAAGAACTTATCGGAAGAAGAATTAAATAAATTCTACACCGAGGTTAAAAAAATTATAAAATAATGAAAGATGGCCACCATACTTGACCATATAGTGGTGAAGAACATCCAGTTTGGATGAAACACGAGGAAGAACCTTTGGACGATTACAATAAGCGTATGAAAGAATACATTAATGATATAGTCAAACAAGAAATTGTTAGTCTCGGTGAGGAAAAGAAACGAGATTACAAAAAAGAGTATGCTAAATATGGTTCATCCACTAAGGCTAAAAAATACAGAGCAGAATTAAATAAGTACAATCGTAAGAAAGGTACTTATGGAAATGGTGATGGTAAAGATGCCTCACACAAAGGGGGAAAGATAGTGGGATTTGAATCACAATCTAAAAACAGAGGACGAGCAGAAAAAAGTCGTTTGAAGAAAGAAGATATAAAAGAGAAATCAATACCACACGCAAATCCAAATTACAATATGGAAAAGACGATGCAAAAATTAGCAAAGTCATTAGGTATAAAATCCGTTGTGAGTATGTATACTGGTAGTGGTAGTTTGAGTTATTTTTTAGATGATGATAGAGAAGCAAAGAAACTACAAAAATTTTTAAAAAGGTCATTCAAGAGAGTTCGACTAATACCATTAGACAAATCAAAAGGTGATGACGCAAATTGGGTAGTAGCGGCAGATATGTTAGGATTTGAATCCATAAATGAATCGGAACAAGATAAGATAAAACAATATTTGATGAAAAAAGGTGATAATGAAAAAGACGCCACAGAAAAATTAAGATATTACGATATGGTTACAAAGATGTACAAGAAAGCCAACTCCACAAAAAAGGCTGAAATAATGTCATCATTATGGGCTAATGAAAATGTAGCACCTAATCACGATGGTAAATCAGCACCATATGGTAGTGGGTATGAAGAAATGGACGAAGGTAGGTCTATAAAAGAAAATCTAATACCATTTTACAAATACATGGGTGATTTCTACGGAAAAAAAGGTATTTATCCTGATAAGAAAGGTAGAGATTTGAAAGTTGGAGATATAAACAAAGCCCTTTCAGTTTATCTCAAAAAGTATTCAAATGACACTTTCACGGGCGATAGTATTGATAGAGAAAGAATCCGTGATATTCTAATCAAGATGAGAAAGTTAGATCCTGATTACTCTAAAAAAGAATCCGTAAACGAGGGTGTTAGTCAATCTCAGGCACAAGAGATAATGAAACAACTTGGTGGTAGAAAATTTGAAATGTTAATGGGTGTGAAATCAAAGGGTATCGGTAAAGATGGATTAATCCTACATATCGGTAGAAATTCAAAGAGAGTATCACACATCATTATTGATTTAGACAGAGGTAGAGATTTATACAACTTAACATTTGGAAAGATATACAAGTATCAATTCAAGGTCATAAAGAAACTTAAAGGTATATATGTAGACCAATTACATGATATGATTGAAAAGTATACTGGATTATACACAACATTTGGGAGTAGAAGATGAAAATATCAAGACTAAGAGAAATAATTAAAGAAGAAGTTCAAAGTGTTCTTACAGAGGGAACTCGTTGGTTGGTTGGTATTGAACAACCAAATGGTAAAATTCTATCCACATACGGACATTACGATGGTTATCCTGAATGGGCAGGTAAACACTTGAAAAAGTATTATAGAAATCCGGCAGTAGTAAAACAACTTTTAAAACTTGGAAGTGCAGGAATTTCTACAATTGGTAAGAAGATTAAAGGAAGTAAAGACCATTCATTTGAAAAACCTGAAAAAGATGTAACCGTATTTTATGGTAGAGATAGAGGTGAAAAGGGTAGAATGACAAGTAATTGGAGAAACAGAGACGCTGTAAAATTTGATAGTGGTGAGGAATATGCTTATATCTACAATATGAAAGAGAAGAAATGGTATTACAAATCACGATATTCAAACCCAAGAGATTGGACGGAGTTAAGATAGTGAAAAAATTAAAAGAAATATTACACGAGAGTAAGTACCTTAAAAGAGAGTTCGGTGATAAATTACCGACATTGAATAGTGTGACGAAACAACATCAAGATTCTAAAGAACCAATTAACGAATCTAAACTTCCTCAGTTTGGAAAACTAAGTGATGTATCCGATTATCACCGTAAGTGGGGAGATATGTTTAACGAGTTAGAAAGATTTAGAGATTACGGCCCAACAGAATCCGATATGTATGATTGGAATGATAGAAGTCATTACAACAATGTAACAAAAGAATTTCACGCTCATATGGATAAGGTAGGTAAGAAACTCAATTCCGCATTAAGAGATATGGAAAATTCTTGGAAGGTGTGGGATACAATTTTAAAGAAACATCGTAAGAAAGACAAATAATTAGGAGAAAGTAATGGCAAAATTAGATGCATATTTAAACTTAGATTCAGCAACTGGAAGTTTATGGACACATTATGATGGGGCAAAGTTCAATCAGTTAACTGGTTCAGCATTAGATAAACAATTAGGATCATATGGGGCATTTGTATCAAATTCCGTCTATACTGGTCAGTATTCAGCATCAGATGGTTGGTCAGATACAAACAAGCAAAAATTAGCAGAATGGTGTAGTGAAACTGATTTAGTAACTTGGACACATAAAAATAATATTAGAGGTGTAACACCACCAGCAGTACCAAGATATCAAGAAGCACACACAGCTTCGATATGGTTAGAGAGCTGGGATAATAACGATAATGTATAATTAGATGCCTTTTAAATCTGAAAAACAAAGAAGATGGATGCACGCTAACAAACCTAAAATGGCTAAAAAGTGGGAAAAAGAGGAGGCTCTAAAGGAAAAGATTCGTGGTATTATTAAACGAGAATTAGAGGCAACAAATTCTTCTGCAATACCAGTTTATAAAACACCTATGGCATTTAAAAAATCTACATTTAAGGCAATTGGTATAGATGATGAAGATGATAGTGATGAATTATTAGGTGGGTTAAAGGATGTAAGAAAGAAAAACTCTAAGAAAGATAAAGAACAAAAAAAGATGAAAGAAATAAAAGACCACGAAGGTAAGATGGCAAAATCACAATTGGAAAGATCTATGAAGTATTCTAAGATGATTTACAATATGATACAGAATGTCGATAAGGGTAAGGGAGTTGAGTTTCCAGCTTGGGTTCAATCCAAACTAACTAAGGCAGAAGATTACTTACAGAGTGTTTTTAATTATTTAGATGGTAAAGACGGATTAGAGGATAAATTTCAAGAGGGTGTAACCATAAAAACAATTGTAGAGGGTGTTAGAGTAAGAAATGGTGAATCAGCCAAACCAGGTATGTGGGAAGTTTTTGACAACCATTCAGGTAAAAGTATTAAAGTGGTTAAAACAGCATCATCAGCTACAAGGTTAATGAATAGGTTGATGAATAGTGGTCAGTATAACGAAATTGCAACCAAATGGGTAGGTGAAACAGTAGATGAAGCTATGCCTATGAAGATGAAACCATTTAGTTCATCAGAGGCAAGACAACTTGTTAACCAAGACATTAAAAAGATGTCAAAACATTTAGGTAAAGCATCACAACAATCTATTAAACTTATGATGAATGGTGTAAAGGGTGGTAAATATACTGCAATGGATATATCAAGAGGTTTAAAAGAAGGACCCGCCGGTAGAACACATTTCGGAGAACTTGGTTTTCTACAACAATTGTGGAACAAAGTTCGTGATGGATTTAGAAGATATTCAAAAGACAAAAAACTCAGTTAGTATATATTTATAGTTGATTAAGGAGAATCAAAAATGGCTAAATTAAAAGATTTAATTAAAGAAAACGCAATGTTAGGTGGAGTCGTATCTAAACCTGCATTCTCAAATCTCAATATGGGATTTAGAACACAAAAAAGTTCCACAAAACTTACTGATATAGTAGAGGATGTTTACGGACAATCTACTCAAAAAGTAAATGTAAAGGAATTTGTACAAGAAATTGGACAATACAATTCCTATGGTAATGAGATTTATCGTGAAGGTAATCTTAAAGAATTAGCAAATAAACTTTCTCGTTTAGCAGAAACTGCAAAACAACATACTTTACAAGAAACCGAAGATTGGTTTGATAAAATCACGGTAAATCGTAATATGAAAGAACTAACTGGTCTCTCTGGTCAATTTAAGAAAGTTGCTACTGAGGCACAGGCATTACAAGAAAGAATGAGTGGTCTATATGAAGATATGGGACATATTCTTGGTAGATATTATGAAATTAATGAATCTAATCCTACTGATACTAACGAAAGTAATGGAGTGGAGGCAGACACAGTAAAAGAAGGTTCTTACGAAGATTTCTTTCAGTCAGCAATGAAAAAATTTAATATAAGTTCACCAGATGAACTTGATGATGATGAAAAAGTAAAATTTTTCAATTATGTAGATAAAAATTATTCTGCAAAATCAGAAACAGACTAAAAAACGGAGGTTACTTGGAAGTAAAAGTAAAAAAGAATAATGTAGAGTTCGCTCTTAGGTTATTAAAAAGAAAAATTAAAGATAGTGGTTTAATGGTAGAGTTGAGAGAAAGACAATACTATAAAAAACCATCAGCAAAAAAGTCAGAACAGAGAAAGTTGGGAAAGGTTCGTAATTGGATTAAACAACACCAAATGAATCCAGATTGGTGTGGAGAACCACCAACAGCAGGACTAAAAGAAAAAATTAAGAAAGAACGATTACAATACAAAAAATAACCGTTTTTCTAAGTTTTATATATTTATATACACAAGAATATATCGTTCAATCGCATACGATATACCGACTAATGTAAACCACATTAAAGTTCCTAATAACTTTATTAATTCCATTCCAAGTTTTTATGCTTGGGATAAACTCTTAGGAGAAAAATAATGGATGATCTTTTAAAAGACGCAATAGCAGATGCTAAAGCAGTCCGAGAGACCGCACTTGCAAACGCTAAAATAGCTCTTGAAGAAGCATTTACTCCAAGGATTCAATCTATGCTTTCAAAGAAGATTCAGTCTGAAATCGAAGATGAGGAAACTCCTCATGATGAAGATGAAATGGCTGGAGAAGAAGTACCTGAAGCACCTGAAGCACCTGCAGAAGAAGAACCTGAAGTGGCAGTAGAGCCAGAAGTTGGTGAAGAACCATCTGATGAAATAGCTGTAGCTGATGAAGAAGAAGATGCACCTCACGATGAAATCGCTGATGCTGATGAAATGGCTATGGACGCCGATGAAATCGCTGATGCTGATGAAGGTGAAGGACACGATGCTGATGAAGGTGAAGAAGATGTGATTGAAATCAATGGTGTAAAGTACGCCCCAGTAGTATCTGAGGAAGAAGAAGAAGATGCTGACGAAATGTATAAAGAGGAAGAAGAAGTTGATGAAGATGAACTCGACCTCGAATCTATTCTTAAAGAACTCGAAGATGAAGCCGATGAAGGTGAAGATGACGATGTTAATGAAGAATATGATGAAAATGCAGTCGGTGACGGACATGATTCAGACGAAGTTAAAACAGCTGATGAAGCTGAATTAGCCGAGAATGATGTATCTTCCGATATAGGTGCTGGTGATAACAAAGTCAATGATGAAGCAAATGACTCGTCTAAAACAGGAGCACAAGGTCCTGAAGGTGAAGGAAGTGATTCTGAATCTGGAAAAGAAGATGACAATCTTGAAGTAGTTGATGACTTAGTTGAAGTAAATGGGCAAAAGTATCGTGCAATTAAAGAAGAAGATGAGGAAGAAGTCAATGAAGAAGATGACAAAGACATCGACCTTGAAGAAATCTTAAAAGCACTTTCAGAAGGTGATGATGATGTAGATGAAGAAGAAGCAGAAAAGAAAGACGAAGCAATTTCTAAACTCACATCTGAACTTAATGAACATCGCAATGTTGTTAAGTATCTTCGTTCAAAATTGAATGAAGTTAATCTACTTAATGCTAAACTCTTGTTTACTAACAAATTATTCCGTGCACACGGTTTAAATAACGAACAGAAGTTAAAAGTGGTGGAAACTTTCGATAGAGCTAAAAACCTTAGAGAAGTCAAGTTGGTATTTTCAACTTTGGCAGAATCTTTTGGTAGCAAAACCGCAAAGCAGTCTAAACCAATTAAAGAGAGTAAAGGTTCAGCCTCTAAAGCAGTAGCTTCAACCAAACCTAAATCATCACCACAAGTGATTGAAGAAGGATTTGATATGAAGAAACGCTTTCAGAAGTTAGCTAATATTCTGTAATAGTAAAGTAATTAATAACAATTTTTTTGGAGAAAAAAAATGGCAGACAATTTAAGTTCCATCGAAAATTTGATGGAATCATACGATTCTCAGAGAAGCCGTTTGGCAGAGACTCAAAAGTTAGTCAGTAAGTGGGAGCCTACTGGACTACTTGAAGGTCTTACCGATACAAACAAACAGCATGGAATGGCTGTTCTTCTTGAAAATCAGGCACGTCAGTTAATTGATGAATCATCAAAGACTGGTACTGCTTCGAATTCAGAAGAATGGAGTGGTGTTGCTTTACCATTGGTTCGTAGAATCTTTGGTGAATTAGCAGCTCAAGACTTTGTTAGTGTTCAACCTATGAACCTACCAAGTGGTCTTATATTCTATCTTGATTTCAAGTATGGTACAGCCCAAACTGGTAATCATAACAAGAACTCGTTCATTCATGGTAATACTTCAGCATCTAACGCAGACGCTAGTGGTGGTTTATATGGAGCAGGTAAATTTGGATATTCAATCAATGACCAAGCAACTGCAACGATAGCACCAACCGTAGCATCCGCTTCTTGGAAAGAAGTAGAATTTGAACAATCATTATCCGCATCAATTGCAACAACAGCATCTGATCAGATTATTAAAGGTACGGTCGCAAGGTCTAACTTTACTAACCCTGATGTTGAAGGTGTTCGTTCTTTTGTACTAAGTGGATCTGATATTACAGCAACCTACCCAGCTTATACATATTATGATGATACTAATGTATATTTCTATTTTAAGACTGGTGATGGTGAATTAAATAGTGGTGTTGGTATTAAGTACCATTCACAACCAACTGATATCACTCGTGGTGATTTCGAACAAGATTCATTTACAACACCTGCACCTAACAGTGCTGATGATGTAGATATTCCTGAAATCGATATCGCACTTCGTTCAGTATCTATTGTTGCTAAGACTCGTAAGTTAAAAGCAATATGGACTCCTGAACTAGCTCAAGACCTTAACGCTTATCATAGTGTTGATGCAGAAGCTGAATTGACTTCAATGTTAAGTGAGTACATCTCAATGGAAATTGATTTGGAAATCCTTGATATGTTGAAGCAAAACGCAAATGCAAAACACGAATATTGGTCAGCTAAAGTTGGATTTGAGTTTGATTCAGTAAGCAATGTCTTTAGTGAAGTTAGTGGTAACTCTAACGCTTACACTAAAGGTGAGTGGTTCCAGACTCTTGGTAACAAGATGCAGTCTGTTTCCAACGCAATCCATCAGAAAACTCTACGTGGTGGAGCTAATTTCATAGTGATTTCACCTGAAACAGCTACAATCATAGAGAGTATTCCTGGATACGCCGCTGATACCGATGGTGACGCGACTAATAACTCATATGCAATGGGTGTACAAAAAGTAGGTGCATTGAATAACAGATATACGGTTTATAAGAACCCTTATATGTTAGAAAACGATGTCCTTATGGGTTTCAGAGGAAGTAACTTCCTTGAAACTGGAGCTGTATACGCACCATATGTACCATTAATCATGACTCCTCTTGTTTACGATCCTGTTAACTTTACACCAAGAAAAGGTGTGATGACAAGATACGCTAAGAAGATGGTAAGACCTGAATTCTATGGTAAAGTAATCGTCGCTGATACACAATTTGTTTAAATTGTAATTAATCAGTAGATCATATAAAAGAGGGGAGATTTATTTCTCCCCTTTTTTATTGCCGTTATATTTATAGATGACAAAGAATATCCTTTAGGAGAATAATATGGAAGCTATATGGCCAGGAAGTGGTTCAGCAGTTAGTGGAAATACACCATTTGCACTATACGACAACGACACAACATTTCAATCAGATTCACCAAAATTTGCTAATTGGTGTGCAAAGAGACTTGGTTATCCAATTATGGCAATTGAATTACAAGATTCTCAATTTTATGCTTGTTTTGAGGAAGCAATTACAGAATATTCCTCACAAGTTAATCAATTCAATATAAGAGAAAATTTATTATCATTAAGAGGACACTCAACGGGTTCAAATGTAACTCATAAACGAGTAACATCTAATTTTGCAGAAAGTATCAGAATGTCAGAACAATATGGTACAGAGGCTGGAGTAGGTGGAACAATAGATTATAAGAGTGGTTCAATTAGTGTTAATAGTGGTTCACAAGTTTATGATTTAAATACATTATTTGCAGATGTTTCAGAAAGTGGAAAGGCAATAGAAGTTCGTAGAGTTTATTACGAAGCAAGTCCAGCAGTTCAACGATATTTCGATCCATATGCAGGAACAGGAGCAGGTTCTTACAATATGTTAGATGGTTTTGGTTGGGGTAATATGACACCAGCCGTTCAATTTATGATGATGCCAATATACGCAGATATGTTAAGAATGCAAGCAATTGAATTTAACGACCAAGTTAGAAAATCAACACACACTTTTGAATTAAGAAATAATAAAATTAGAATATTTCCTAATCCAACATCCACTTATAATTTGTGGTTTGAATATATTTTAAAAGAAGATAGAGATAATCCATTACAAACTGCACACGGAGAAACATCAAATGTAGTTTCAGATTATTCAAATGTTCCTTATGACAATATGGAATATAAATTCATAAATGATGTTGGTTTACAATGGATTAGAAAATATGGGTTAGCTTTAAGTAAAGAATTACTTGGTATGATTAGGAGTAAGTATGGTAGTATTCCTGTTCCAAATGCCGAAACAACTTTAGATGGTGATACTTTGAGAAATGAAGCCGCAACCGAAAAGGAATTATTAGTAACACAACTACGAGAAAATCTTGAAGCATCAAGTAGGAAAATGATGTTAGAGGCCGATAGTGAAGAATCAACACGATTACAAGAAAAGTTAAATAAAGTTCCATTACCAATTTATATAGGATAATATTATGGCAGGAAGATTTTTACCACAAAGAGACTTAAATGTTTTTGAACGGGTAAATAAGGAACTGATTGGAGATTTACAAGGTGGTAAAGATGGAATAATAAATCAACAGGCAGTTCTTTATAAGGTATCAGTTCAAGATACCATGACTAATCTTTACGGAGAGGCTAGTGGTGGTAAAAGATTTAAAGCAGGAATTAAATTTTCTTGTTTAATAGATGCTGCAGATTTTGATTATAATAATGATGAATTTGGACCAGATGAAGAACAATCTGCAACATTTCATATACTAAGACAAACTCTTATTGATTTGAATTTAGTTCCAGAACTTGGTGATATATTTGAATGGAATTGGGCACATTTCGAAATAAATGCTGTAAATGAAAACCAATTAATTGGTGGTATACAGGAAAACAATTGGACGGTTTCTTGTACATCACATAGAATAAGATTTTCTAATCTCGGTGTTGAAAGAGTTAGGAGTATTTAATGGCACGAAATAAACCACTACCAAGAAAACATAGAAGTGATACTTCACGAGGTAATCTAAATAGGGCAAGACAATACAAACGAGATACTGATAATGTACAAGATGTATCCGTTTCATTAATGGATTTAGATTCTGCCATAATGTATTATTTTACAGAGGTTGTTAAACCTACGGTGGTAGATAATGGTGAAACTGTAAAAGTTCCTATAATGTATTCTTCACCTGAGAGATGGTACGCTATACAAAATACTGGTTTTATGAGGGATAAGAAACGACAAGTTATTCTACCTGTTATAGCATTTAGAAGAACAGGAATGTCAAAAGATGAAACTATAGCTGTCGATAAGATAGATCCAGAAGAACCAAAATTACATTGGCAGTTTGAAAGAAAATATACAAACGCAAATCGATATGATGCATTCTCCGTACAACAAGGAATGATACCACAACGAGAATATTACAATGTTGCTGTACCTGATTATATGGTAATAACATATGATTTTATTATTTGGACACACTACATTGAACAGATGAATAAATTAGTAGAACGAATAAATTGGTCTGAAGGGGCATATTGGGGTGAACCTGGTAAGATGAAATTTAGAACAAACATAGATAGTTTTACGGATAGTACAGAAGTTACTGATAAAGAGAGAATTGTAAAAACAGAATTTAGTGTTACATTAAAGGGGTATTTGATTCCTGAAGCTTACAACGAGTTATCAGGTCCTCATACGATGCAAAAATTCATTACACCTAAAACACTTGTTATAAAAGATGAAGTGGATACACCTATTGCACCACTAATGGAACAATTACAAGGTGCAGAAGCTTTTCCAGATGCACAATCAGTATCACAAAATGAAACACAACCAGTAACTTTAACACATCCATTTACATTGACTGCTGGAACAGGAGTTTCAATTACTAATGACGGAGAATCTTTTACAGGAACAACCGCCGTATCCCATACTATCTCACTACCACAGGCAGTAGGAACAGATGCAAATGTAACTTTCGGACAAGTTACCGCATCTTTGGCCAAAATAGGTACAACTTCACCAATATTATTTGATGGGAGTGGTATAGTTTCTGATTTAGCAATTACAGGTTCGGTATCAACAACTGGTAATGTAAATGTTCAAGGAAATTTAAGTATAGATGGTAACCTTAGAGTTGAAAATTTACACACTCAGATTATATCCGAGTCAATAATACAATCAACAGGTTCAAACTTCTTTGGTGATGCATTAGCAGATACACATCATTTTACTGGTAGTATTATGACGAGTGGTTCACTATCACTTAATGGATATGAAGTTGATGAGATATCAAACGATACAAGTCTTGCTGGTTCAAGTGCAACCTCACTCGTTACCGAACATGCTGTAAAATCATATATATCTGGTCTAAGTTCTGCAGATGAACAAACTTATTTACGAAAACAATTTGTAAAGATATCCAATACTCTGATAAATGCCAGTACGGCAAGTTTTACAGCGGTAACCGCATCTGCACCTGATGGTATGACATCAACAACCGAACACGATTTTATATTTTTTATCAATGGTCAATATATGGAACATGATGCTATAAGTATACAACAAGTAGGTGCATCACTTTACTTAGGTGTGGATACGGGTAGTATCGGATATGCATTAGAAAGTGATGATGAGATATTGGCATGGGGTAAATTTAACTCTTAGGGTTAGATATGGCAACAAGATTAAGACAACCACTAACAATAACAGGTGGTACAGGAGTAACAGCTTCAAATAGTGGAGTTGGATACTTTGGAACAGAACAAGTACGACAAGAAATTTCTATCGGAAATGATGTCAGTACAACAGGAAATGTTCAATTTAATTCAATTACTTCGAGTATGAATCTCGGTGGAGCTTCTTATTCAGATAGTGGTATTGTAAATGGAACGGTAAGTATTACGGGTACAACAAAGGTTACCTCAAATTTTTTTGTTACAGGTAGTGTGACAAGTAGTGCATTATCTTATGATTCATTAACAGCTGATACTCAAACTGGTGGTACAACATATTTATCAGGTTCGAATATATTTGGTAATGATACAACCGATAAACAATATTTTAGTGGTAGTGTTACTATGACTGGTTCGTTTAATTTGAATGGATATGAAGTTAGTGAAATATCGAATGATGTTTTACTATCAGATTCAAGCACTACTGCCTTATTAACAGAAAGTGGTTCAAAACTTTATGCAGATACAAATGTAGGTTCATTTGCAAGTGCACCCTACTTGAGAAAAAATTATCATAAAAGTGCAACTTCAATACTTAATAATACAGCAAGTTTTACAGCTTTATCTGCATCTGCACCTGATGGTATAACGGCAACAAGTGAAACTGATTTTTTATTTTTTAACAATGGACAAATTATGGAACATGATGCATTAACAATACAACAAAGTGGTAGTACATTTCTACTAATAATCGATCCTAATTCGTTAGGGTATAATTTAGAGAATGATGATGAAGTAAAGGCATGGGGAAAATTTAATGCTTAAATTAAAAGAATTATTAAAATTAGATAGGATGAGGTATAGTGAATCCATAAAACCTAAACATCAGAAGAAGATGGATAGGCCTTTAAAACATATTCATAATCCTATGATTCCACACAATCCACCACCAACAAATTCAAGTAAAGTTACTGTTGATGAATTACATTGGTTGTTAAATTATAATGATGGTAAAATATCAAATGATGTAGTTATGGAAGGTGATGATATAGAAAAGGTTTTCGAAAATTATTGTGAAGAAAATTCTTTAAATTATCCAAAAGAATATATAAAAGAATTAATTAAAGATAGTGGTCGTATTATTTATGAACTAAAATACAAATACAATAGACCACGACCATTTCAATTAGGTGAATTTTATAACATACCTGATTTTAAAATACACAATTTAGATAGTGCAAAAACACCATCATATCCAAGTGGTCATTCAACACAAGGTATTTTTATATCTAAAGTTTTTGGTAAAATGTATCCAACTCACGAGAAACAATTTAACAGATTAGGAAAGATGATTTCCAATTCTCGATTAATGGCAAGGGCACACTTTCCAAGTGATACTAAATTTGGTGAAAAAGTAGGTAATTTGATATTTAATAATATCAAAGGGAAGTTAAAATGAATTTAAATAAAATCATATCAGATAATACTTGTATTCATTGTGGAAATGTTGCTAATGAAAACCTACGAAAGTGGTTTAAAGACAAATGGGTGAATATAGGTAAGAAGAAAAAAGGCGGTGGACATCCACCTTGTGGTACAAGTGGTAAAAAAAGAGGATATGCTAAGTGTGTTCCTAAATCTAAAGCTGCCAATATGACTAAAAAACAAAAGGCAAGTGCTACTCGTAGAAAAAGGGCCGCACAAAACAAAGCTGGTCGTGGTGGAACATCATCTACAAGAGGTGGTGGTAAAAAACCAATCAATGTAAAAACGAAAGCGGAGAACAGAATGAATTATTGTCAACACGATGAATGTGTAAAAGAAGCAAAACACTATATGGTGGAGAAAAAAGATAAATGTTATCATAAAGTAAAAGCTCGTTATGATGTATGGCCATCAGCATATGCAAGTGGAGCATTGGTAAAGTGTCGTAAGGTAGGTGCAGCGAATTGGGGTAACAAAACAAAAGAAGATTATCCTGGTATAAGTATAAAACCATTACACGATGATGAGGTTAATGAACGCACAAGGATGAAACCACAAGTCAAAAAACTTTTAAAACAAAAGGGATACGGCCCTATCTTTGGAGCTATTGATAGTTCTAAACAACAATTAAAACAGATGAGATATTCACGAGGTGAGATTCGAGATACATTGATTAGTATGTTTGGTGATGAGGATCCAAAGATACTTCAAAGGATTAAAGAATCTATAAATGAGAAAAAAGGGGATTTCCTTGATTCTCTGTTTCCAAAATCAAAAGTTGCTAAGGCAGTTAAAATAGCTCATGATATGGGTGGTGATATGACTGGAGCAGTTAAGAAGATTGAAAGGTATTTTAAGGGAATGACACTACATAGTAAAGTTAGAGATGCACTTCAACAAGCTAATGAATCCGTAAATGAAAACAACATGGGTGATAAGTTATGGGAAGCTTGTTGGAAAGGATACGAGAAAAAAGGTATGAAGAAGATGTTTGGTAAAATGTATCCTAATTGTGTAAAGAAAGAATCCTATGATATATTTTCCGAAGATGGTGGATGGGGATACACAATGGATGGTCTTGTCGAAGCCGAATATCAAGGTCGTAAGGTCAAACTCGGTAAACCGATGCAAGGTGATACAAAGAAATTTAAAGTATATGTTAAGAATCCTAAAGGTAATGTGGTTAAGGTTAACTTTGGACAAGGTGGTGGAGCTAAAGGTGGTACGATGAAGATTCGTAAATCAAATCCAAAAGCTCGTAAATCATTCAGAGCAAGACACAATTGTGATAATCCAGGACCAAGACATAAAGCTCGTTATTGGAGTTGTAGAAAATGGTAAAACTAAAAGAATTATTAACAGAGGCAAAATATAAAGAGACTTATAGGTCGATTACTGCAAGAGATAAAGAGTATAATAGAATATGGCCAATAGGTGGACATCCAAGAGTAACGGTTCGTTCTTATAATGAAACACAAAAGACAGGTCGTATGAAAACTGCATACATAGAAATTGATGGTGATAAAATGTGGGTTGATGCATATAAGAAAATAGCCTTTAAAGGTAACGGATCAATTTATGATGTAGTAAAGCATGTGAGAAAGGAAACTGGTAATTCAAATGCTTAAACTAAAAGAATTATTAACTGAATGGAACGATACTTCATTTAAAGATTTACCAAAAAGGTGGTCTAAGGCTGTTATGAAGGGTAGAGAGACAGATGGACTTACGGAATTTGAAAGATTGGGTGGAACTGATGTAGAGCTGGGGAAGGTTTATACAGATAAGGATAGACCACCTTTTAAAGCTGAATTTATAGACTTAGATAACAGAACGCGAGAAAAGAAAATTGATGAAAAGATGAGTGATGAAAAAAGAGCGTTTTTAATGTTACGAATATATGGTGATAGCTGGAAAGTAAATCTCGGAAAAGTCTTTTCGGGAATCAACAGAGGTAAACCTACCTTGATTAAAAAAGGATTAAAAGAAATCAAACTTCTCAATAAAAAAATTGAGGAAATGATTGAAGAACTAATTTAATTTTCCACTTTTCTTCTACTATTTTGACTTTGTGATATTTATTAGTATGAGAAAAAGACATTGGAAAAATAGAAAAAATCGAAAGTGTCCTGATTGTAATAGAGTCATCTATTATACTCGTAAAGACACTTTTGACCGTGCAGTAGGAAACAACGCTGTATGTAAGTCTTGTGCTCAATCTGATAGAAAACTTGCTATGGATACCATCGAAAAGATGAAGAAACCAAAGAGTAAAGTACACAAGAAAAATATCTCACAAGGAATGACTTTGTATTGGGAAGAAAGAAAACAACAAGAATCATTAAAATATAAGGAATTTGAATGGCTCTCTTAGGATTAAAACAATTAGATAGTGTCTTAACTGGTTCATTACAAGTTTCTGGTAGCGCGGGAGTTACTGGATCTATTAAAGTAAGTGGAAATATAAGTGGTTCATCAACTGGTTCATTTGGTTCAGTAGTCGTTTCAGATAAAGTTCAAGGTAATTTGGTTGTAGCAGATACAATAACAGCTAAAGATATTGGTATAGGGGCATCTAATAACAGGATGGATATCGGTAGTACTATTATAATAAATGATGGGAATAATAGAGTCGGATTCGGAGATACAGCACCATCATCACCTGATACAGAATTACATATAAAATCTGATACACCAGTAGTTACTTTACAAAGAACCAATAATAATCAAAAAAGTGCTATTGATTTTCAAGGTTCAGGTGGTTCAGTTGGTTCATCAATCGAATTCGTTGCTGATACCAATGATTTATCTTTTCAAACATTTGATGGTTCTAATCCTCATGAAAAATTAAGACTTGAAGATGGTGCAGATGGTAATATAAAAGTTTCGGGTAGTACACAGATTACAGGTTCTTTAAATGTATCTGCAACAATAACAGCAAATGCCTTTAGTGGAGATGGTAGTAGTATTACAGGAGTAACCGCAGAATGGGATGGTTCTCATAATGGTGATGCTTCAATTACTGGTTCTTTAAATGTATCTGCAACTGCTTCAATTGGTCGTGGAGAATTTACGACTATATCTGCAAGTAGTGTTGATGTAGATGAAGGTACATTAAGAATTGGTGGTGTTGGTCTTACCAGGACTATGGCAGAAAACATTACTGGTTCATTTGGAGTAGAGTTACCAGGTCAAACAATTCTTAGTGGTTCACTTGAATCCACTGCTTCCGCAGCAAAAATCACTGCTGGTACAGCCGTAGAAACGGATCGAATAGAATCTCTTACTGCAAATCCAAAGAGTCGTATATATTTATCACATCCATCCAATAGGAAAAATGCACAATTAGCATTAAATTATCGTTCCTATAATGTATTCGAGGCAACTGGTAGTGGTGATGATATGTCTATAACAATCGGTTCGGATGCAAACTCAGCAAGGTCAGATATAACTTTACAAGGATTTAGAAGTGGTGGAGCGGCCGCTAAGGTATCCGCTATATTTGTTGAGGGAGTTGGTTCTAAAATTGGAATGGGTGGAATTACAAGTCCAACAACAGCAGTTCATATATCAGGTTCGGGCGATAGTAATTTATATGTTGAAGGACAAATTTCTTCGAGTCAATGGGTAAGTGCAAGTACATATTATGGTGATGGTAGTAATTTAACTGGAATTGATGCAGGAAGTGGTATTTTTGTAGCAACAGGTTCAACCCAAAATACCACAGGTGATTTACAAGTTACTGGTTCATTACAAGTAACCACTGCATTAACATCATCTACTGCAATAAAAACTAATAATATACAAAATGGATACCCAACTTCCAATCAATGGGGAGAGGGATTAGATGGAAGTTATTTTAATAATTTTGATAATACATCTCATGTAAGTGAAATTTTAAGATTTGTGGCGGGGATAATTAGCCATTCAATAGATACTGCATCACCAACTGCAAATACCAAAACTTGGGCAAGTGTAGATACAAATAATAATAGTTTAGGTTCAACTGCAAACAGTATAGATGGTAGATTACCACAAGACCATACTTCTATTAGTAACACAACATTAAATTATTTAGTACATAAAGGATGGACAGGACCAGGTCGAAAAGTTTTTGATGGTATTAGTATTTACAATAATAGTAGTTACTTTATAGATTTTGATTCCAATAGTGGTGGTTCAACAAGTGTTAATTCATCAGCTGATAGTGAGTTATTTGGTTTGGGTGGATTATCAAGTGGTAACGCACAAGAGTTTTTCATTAGAGTAGTGGCAACACAATCATTTAGTGATACGGGTAGTGTAGCAACACCAACACCAAGTTCCAATACTTTTACAACACAATCATTTTTTGATAATTCAACAAGTACTTTTGGAACTTCAAACGGATTGACTTTAGCAAAAATAGAATCTGCAAATCCTGCAGTAATTCCAGCAGCATTCCAAGATGGTAAATTCGAAAATATCGGTGGAGCTGATATGAGTGGTACTTTAACAAGAAGATATTCTGGTTCTAATCCAAGCTTAGTTAATGATTTTTCAAGTATATCTTCAAGTGGATATTATAATTTTCAAGACTTGGTAGTAGGAATAAAAACTGGTTCACAAGGAGATTATGTATTCAAAGATGGTACAGATAAAAAACATTTTTACGCACCAAGAACCTCAATTAATACTGCTATAGGAGATAACTCATTAGCAGATGTTGGAACAACAACAAGATCATTAACTGCTGTATCAAGAAGTTTGAGTGGGGCACCTTATGTAACTGGTTCTACTTATGAAATATCAACAAAAATTACAGGATTGTTTAATCCAATGTATGCAGCAACAACCACATTAACAGATATGAATGGTGGTAGTGTTGGTGTGGGTAGTGTATCAATAACTAATGATAATATTTCTACAAGTGGTGGAACAATACAAACTGCAAATGCAATTTATGATAATGGTGTTTCAAGTGCAAGAAATACAAGTACAGTTCCTCATTATAATGATGTAGCAATAATATCTGCATCAGTAGATTGGGATGCTGGTAATGATGAAAATATAAATCAAACTGGAGTTGGTGATACAACATTTACCGTAACCGTAAGGGCAAGAGATAGAGATAGTTCTTATTCGTCATTAGACACACAAACACTCCATTATCATAGTTCAAGTATGTTTGGTGCACCATTGGCAAGTGGAAGTATGGCTTGTTATGGTAGAGCACAAGGATATGATGGTGGTAGTTTAACTGGAACAACAGAAACATTTAGTGGTGAAGATTTTAGAATACAATTAGCAGATAATGTTCAACAATTTAACGGAACAGCTTGGGTTACTACATTTGCATTAGGTCAGTTAGGGGATTATGACTTACAAGTTAAACCAGGATTTTTGGTAGATCCAGGCGGAACATATAGATATTGGCATCCTTCGGGATATGGTAGTGGAACTTACAAATATTATATTAGAAGATTTCAAACAAGTGGAACAAAGTCAAGTATGACTGTAAATTTAAATAATACAACATTAGTGGCTTGGAATTCTACAAGTAATGGAATAGCATGTGCAATATTATTTAAGAGTTCAGGAAAGGGAAGTGGTACGAATAGTGAATTATCAACTGCAAGAATATATGACCCGACAGCAACAACAAGTAACTTGATTGAAGCAGATATATCAAATGATAATCATAAGAATCCATTCACTACTGCAATAAGTTTATATGGAAATAGTGGTGGTAGTATTTCAAGTAATACCTATACCGTACCTATAAGAAATGCAGATGGTATGTTTTTAGATTCAAGTGATAACGAACTTTACATAATCGTCAGATATAAAGGTGATCCAGCACCTTTAGATGACATAACATTAACTTTTAGTTAGAGATAAGAAATGGGATTAATAGATTCAGGTTCAAAGTCAAGTAGACTATTAGGTTCGAGAAGATATACTCACAATACCTTTACGACTGCTCAAGAAGCATTTACGGATGTATTAGATTTAGGTTCATCCGAAATCTATACTCAAGCGGAGAAAATTCCATCAAGTGCATTACCATTTAGTTCAAGTGCAGATAGTGGTTCTGTGTATCAATATAATGGTCAAAATTTAATGAAGTATTGGTATAGACATTCACTTACAAAATCAAACACTAATAATGAAGTTTGGTTTTTTGTAAGTCCGTCTGGTAGTACGAGTGGAATCGGAGCTCAGTTGATTGATTCTAACCAAGAAACAAATTTTATATCACCAAAATATTCAACTTCAGCTTTAGCCACTTCTACAACTGAAGATTCTACACCAGGATATTTGGCAGTTCTTTATAAAGCAACACACGCTACATCCGAATCATTAGATAGTGGTGATATTGTTTCTACGAATGATTATGTATTTGATTATAAAACTGGAGTAGTTCAATTTTTAAATGCGGATAAGGACCCAAGTGATAGCGAATATGTTTATATGACTGCTTATCAATATGTTGGTAAAACATTATCCACAGGACTTGAAATAGGTTCTACAAGTTGGAGAGAAACAAGTGGGACTAATGAACTTACTGGTTCATCTTGGACATTTCGTTCAGATGTAGGAAGTGGTGATTTATTTAAATTAACAGATGATTTGAACCAAACTTTATTTAAGGTTCAACAAGATAAAGTAATAGTATTTAACGCAGTATCAGAATCAGCACCAACCGCGGTAGCTGGTGGGATGTATTATTCTGGTTCTGATGAATGGTTTCTTGGATATGAAACTGCACCAACTTAAAATTAACAATTATTTAGAATGTATATATTTATTAACGACATTCTATACATAGGAGAATAATAATGGCAAAATGGCAAAAAATCGTAGTTTCAGGGAGTTCAGCTCACTTAAATCACGTTACCGCATCAGGTAATATTAGTAGCTCACTTGCTGGAACGGGTTCGTTTGGGAGAGTACAAGCAACCACTATAACGGGTGATGGAAGTGGTATCACGAACCTTACGGCAGCAGCCATTAGTTCATATACCAACTCGGGTAACAATAGAGTCGTAACTTCAGTAGACGGAAGTACGGTAAACTCAGAAGCAAATTTAGAATTTGATGGTACTAATTTATTAATTAAATCAGCTGGTAAATTATATTTAAATGACGCTGGTGGTGAACATCTATCGAGTAATGGTGATATATTATCTATAGCAGGTGGAAACGAGATAGATTTAACAGCAACTGCCATTGATATGAATGGTACAGTAGATATAAGTGGTGATTTAACATTTGTTGATGGAGTTGGAACAACAATTAGTGGTTCTTATATATCATCAAGTAACGATATAGAATCACAAGGAAGTTTAATTGGTGCAGCAATTAGTTCAAGTGGAAACATAACTGGTTCTGATGTATTTGCAAGTAGTGGAATCTACGGAACATTACAAACTGTAGCACAAACAAATATTACAAGTGTTGGAGCTCTTGATGGTGGAAGCATTACAAGTAACTTCGGAACAATTAATAATGGTGGTTCGGCAATCACCACAACAGGATTAATTAGTGGTGGTTCATTAGATATAGATGATGTTGTAATCAATGCCACTACAATCGGACACACCGATGATAGTGATTTATTAACTTTAGCAGATGGTGTACTAACGGTAGCAGGTGAAACAAATACTACGACATTAATCGCAACATCCACGATTTCAAGTTCTTTTATATCAGCAAGTAATGATATAGAAGCAATAGGAAGTGTAACAGCCGCTGAGTTTCATGGTGGTGGAACTAATATAACATTTCCTGATGGAACTGCTGTAGTAGGAGATGAATTAGTATTTGTAGATGCAGATGGTGGAACTAAAAGAGAAACCGTAGCTGATTTTGTTACTTTACTCGCAGGTGATGGTATTCGAAATGCATCTAATAAATTTGCATTTGATGCAAGTGATATAGCTGGAACTGGTTTAACTGATAATAGTGAAAATTTAGATGTATCATCAGCACAAACTGGTATTCAGACAATATACAACACATCATTAATTATTGGTAGAGCCAACAATGACACAACAATCGATTTTACTGCTGATGATAACATAGTATTCGACGCCGGATCAAGTGAAAGATTAAAAGTTACCACATCTGGAATTGAAGTTACTGGTAACGCAGTAGTGAGTGGTGATTTAACCATAAACGGCACCACAACCACATTATCCACGACTAATTTAGCAGTTGGAGATTCTTTTATATTCTCAGCAACTGGTTCAGCTGGTACAAATGTTGATGGTGGATTAGTTGTACAAAGTGGTTCAGTAGCAGATAGTGGTTCAGCACTATATCACGATGTCGATGATGAAAGATGGGCAGTTGCACAAGGAGTAGCCGCTTCAGCAACGAGTGTTACACCATTACAGCATGTTGTTACGGTATCGGGTTCAGTCGCAACTAATCCAAATAGTACATCGGGTTCATACGGAGTCGGTGAAATGTGGATAACAGACGCAGAAGAAATTTGGATACGAACTTCATAATAATAAATAATAGGTTATAACATGGGAATAAAAAGTAAAGGTGGTACTAAGGTAGTAGAAGAAGAAATATCCAAACTTGAAAAGGTTGATATAGAGTTTTTAATGAATTGTATTAAGAATGGTATGATTCCTGGAAAACATATTGATTTGGCAAGTGAGGTGGTAAAGAAATTAAAAACTCAATATGCTCTAATTGACAAAAAACCAACAGAAGTCAATAAAGTTCTTTCTAAGTACAAGGAAGAAAACGGAAGTGTTTGGGTAAAGAATAAGTAACTAATGTTGGCCCATCTCTTGGCAGATGATGGGAAGTGGGCTTCGATAGAAGTAACCAACCGCAATAGGAGATAAATTAAATGCCAAATTGGAAAAAAGTCGTAGTATCGGGCAGCACCGCCCATCTCAACCAAGTAACAGCAAGTAATGGCATAAAACTACCAGATGATGCTAAAATTAATTTTGGTGATGCAAATGATTTACAAATTCATCACGATGGTAGTAATAGTTACATAAAAGATGCTGGAACAGGAAATATATTTTATAGGTCAGGAACACAGACATTTCAAAATGCAGCTGGTTCTAAGACTATGTTGGTTTTAAACGCAGCAAATTCAGTTGATTTAAATTATAACAATAGTACAAAATTTCAAACCACACCTACTGGTATATCCGTAACTGGTAATGTTATACCAACGGGTAATGTAAGTGGTTCAATATCTTCTCACCTTACTATGGCACAGATATCATCAAGTGGTGATATAGTAGCAGATGGTGATGTTGTAGCATATAATTCATCAGATGAAAGACTTAAAGATAATATACAAAATATTAAAGGTTCATTGGATAAAATAGGTGAGATTAGAGGAGTTGAGTTTGATTGGAATGATAAATCACCTGGATGGGCACAAGAAAGAGGACACGATGTTGGAGTTGTTGCTCAAGAAGTTCAAAAAATATTACCTGAAATTGTAGTAGAGAGAAAAAATGGTTATTTAGGGGTAGATTATAAAAGAATCGTTCCATTATTGATAGAATCAATTAAAGAATTAAAACAAGAGGTAGAAATTCTCAAGAAAAAAGTGAATTAGAGAATTCTACTTGATATATATATACATAATATAAGTTATAATATAAACAACAAAAATAGGAGATAAAGTTATGGCTGTAACAGAAGAATCTAACTTGGCAAAAAAAGTAGAAAATCAAACATCTGAAGTAAAATTTACAGATGATGAATTGAAGGCACTACGAGATTTACAAGACGGATACCAAGAAAAACAGGCACAATTTGGTCAGTTGAGAGTACAAAAAATTCTACTTAATCAACAAGTAGAGGCACTTGAAAAAACTGAAGAACAATTTGAAAAAGATTATGTTTCTTTACAAGAAAAGGAACAAGAAATTGTTAAGCAGTTAAATGAAAAGTACGGACCTGGATCATTAGATCCACAGACTGGTGTATTTACACCTACTTCAACTGCACCTTCAGAAACTGCTTAAAATAATCTCCCCCAAACCAATCGTTTGGGAAAGTTATAAGATATTTATATTAAATATTTAAATCCCTACATGGGATTAAAAGTTATTTAAATCATAACATTAATAGGAGAAAATAAATGGCAGAACGAATCGTAAGTCCGGGTGTATTTACGAGAGAACGTGATTTATCATTTCTACCTGCTGGAATTGCAGCTATTGGAGCGGCAATTGTAGGACCAACTGTAAAAGGTCCTGCTTTTGTACCAACAATAGTAAGTAATTTTAGTGAGTTTGAAGAAATGTTTGGATCTACGGACAAAAATATATACACGCCGTACGCAGTAGAACAATACCTAAGAAGTGCAGGAACCGTAACAATAGTTCGTGTTCTTAATACAGGTGGATATTCTGCTGATTTAGTACAAATTAACTTAACGGGTAGTGTGGGTGCAGCATCAGAAGTTGGTGTAACAACTCAAACTATGGCCGTTGTAGCACCATCAAGAGGTGGTTCAGATGGAACTGTAAGATTAAACGAAGTTTCAGTAACACAACCTGCGGTTGGTACTGGAGCTTATTCTAAATTTACTTTGACCGCAAGTGGAAGTAACTTTGGAGCAAAGAGTGTTACGGCATTCTCAGCTACGGTTTCATTCAACACATCAAGTGCAGATTACATCGATGTAGCATTAAGTGGTGATCCACAAGTACAAAAATCAGGAACATCAACCGTACCAATTTACTTGTATAAAAACTTCAAACATGCACAAAGTAATTTGACAAGTACATACACGACAGATTTAACAAATACAACTGCTTCGATTGTAAGTGCTTCATATAATGCAGTTGATTTTACATCAGCAGCTTATAACCACGCTTCAACACCTTTTATACAATCACAATTAGTTAATAAATCGAGATATAACTTATTTAAAGTTAATACTCGTTCACATGGTACAAATGTGAATAACAAATTCAAGATTGCTATACTAAGTGTTAAGAAGGCAGGTACAATAGCAGGTAGTGATTATGGTTCATTTTCATTACAAGTTAGACAGACTGGATTAGATGATAACAATTTGACTAAGGATAATGTCTTAGAACAATTTGATAATCTAAATTTAGATCCAACAAGTCCTAATTACTTTGCAAGAAGAATTGGTGATAGATATGTAACAATAGATGCTAATGGTAAACTCACTTACAATGGTGATTGGGATAATAGGTCAAGACATATTTACCTATCAGATTTTGGTGATATTGCCGAAAACTCTATACCAAAATCTCTTGTTCCTATGGGACACGCAGCAATAACTAATCCTACACCTGGAGGAACAGACATACCAGTATGGGCGTTCAATCAGAGTCAGTCTAATGCACAAGGTACTTTTGACCACAATATTTTATTTGGTCATGATTTTGGTAACGCAGATGCAAATCAGTATTTGTCACCATTACCAAATAACGCAGGAGCTGGTAGTCATGTGACTATGAGTCTTGAAGATATTAATGGTAGTGCAGATGCAAGTGTAACAGGAACTACATTCTCAGATGGTACTGAAAAGATAACACTTATCTTATCTAACATCAAACAGAGAAAGTTTGTTGTTCCATTTCAAGGTGGATTTGACGGAGAGAATCCTGCTAATCCAAAGAAAACTGGAAGTGACATAGTAGCATCGAATACACAAGGGTTTGATATTTCAAGTGCAACAGCAGCTGGAGCAGTAGCTTATAAGAAAGCTATTAACGCAATCAGTAATCCTGATGAATTTGATATCAATATGTTAGTAACACCTGGTGTTATCCACGATTTACATCCGAAGATTACAAATCACGCAATCTCTAAATGTGAAGAACGTGGTGATGCATTCTATATCTTGGATAGTAGCATATATGGTGGTTCTATATCATCAGTAACAGCAGCTATACAAGCACTCGATACTAATTACGCAGCAACATATTATCCTTGGGTAAAGATTGTTGATAGAAACACAGCCTTACCAGTATGGGTCCCACCATCAGTAGTATTACCTGGAGTAATCGCATTTACTGATAAAGTGGCACACGAATGGTTCGCACCAGCTGGTCTAAATCGTGGTGGTTTAACTACGGTATTAGAAGCACAAACTCGTTTGACACACGATGAACGAGATGAGTTGTATGAAGCAAGGGTTAATCCAATCGCTTCATTCCCAGGTCAAGGTGTATGTGTTTGGGGACAAAAAACCTTACAAGGTCGTCCATCAGCACTCGATAGGGTTAATGTTCGTAGATTGTTGATTAGATTGAAGAAGTTTATCGCATCTTCTTCAAGATACTTAGTATTTGAACAGAACACATCAGCAACGAGAAATCGTTTCTTAAATATTGTGAATCCGTTCTTAGAATCAGTACAAGCAAATAGTGGTCTATCCGCATTTAAGGTAGTTATGGATGATACCAATAACACACCTGATGTGATTGATAGAAATCAACTTGTTGGTCAGATATTTATCCAACCTACAAGAACCGCTGAATTTATTGTATTGGACTTCGTAGTATTACCAACAGGAGCTACATTCCCAGCGTAAGTTTAATCAATAGATTAACTAAACAAAATAACCCCTCTTTTTTGAGGGGTTTTTTGTTGCCGTGTATATTTATATATGAGGTTGAAATAAAACTTCAAAAAAACTATGAAAAATGATTATGTTGTTTTTTTAATAATTTGATATTTATAGTTGAGAAAAATATAATTTATGGAGAATAAAGATGCCAGACTTATTAGATCCGAGTGAGATAATGTTCACACCGTTTGAACCAAAAACAAAAAATCGGTACATTATGTACATCGAGGGTATACCAGCTTATCTTATAAAGACAGCTAACAGACCGACAATAGCCTTTGAAACAATCGAACTTGACCACATTAATGTTAAGAGATACATTAAAGGTAAGGGAGCTTGGGAAGAATTAGAAATTAGTTTATACGATCCTGTTGTTCCATCAGCAGCACAAGCCGTTATGGAATGGGTTCGTTTATCACATGAGTCTGTTACTGGTAGAGATGGGTACTCAGATTTTTACAAAAAAGATATAACTTTTAATGTTTTAGGACCAGTAGGTGATAAAGTAGAGGAGTGGACACTAAAAGGTGCGTTTATTACTAACGCTACATTTGGTGATTTAGATTGGGCAAATACAACTGATCCAGTTGATATAACCCTAACACTCAGATACGATTACGCTATCCTACAATTCTAAATTAATAATAATACAAGGAGTTTATTATGGAAGTCATTGCAGATAAAGCATGGTGGAAATCAAAGACCATATGGACATCAGTAGTAGCTGGTGTTGTTGGTGTTCTTCAAGCAGCAGGGGTTGTAGATCAAGTACCTGAATTAGCTTGGACACTATTAGCATCTTTCGGTCTTTATTCCGTCAGAGACGCTGTAGGGAAATCAAATCCCGAAGTAAAGTAAATAAATTAGCTGGGTATTTTAACCGATACCCAGCCTTATAGTTTTATAAAATTGGTTATATTGTATAAAATACAATTAAATACATAATACAGAGGAGACAAAAAATGGCAGAAGAAAAACGCCGGTTTCCAACAGAGGTAGTTGATTTACCTTCTAAAGGCTTACTATATCCAAAAGATTCACCACTGGCAGGTGGAACTATTGAGTTAAAGTACATGACCGCAAAAGAAGAAGATATTTTAACCTCACGAAATCTTATTCAAAAAGGAGTGGTTTTGGATAAGTTGTTGGAATCAGTTATTATAGATGATAACGTTTCACTTGATGATTTATTATTAGGTGATAAGAATGCAATTATGATTGCAACAAGAGTACTTGGGTATGGTAAGGACTATTCAGTTCAACTTACAGATCCATCTACGGGTGATAAACAAAAAGAAACTTTTGATTTAACCTTAATCAAGGATAAAGAAATCAATACCAAACTTTTCAAGGGTGGTAAAAATGAGTTTGATTTTGAATTACCTGCATCTAAAACAAAAATCACATTTCGTCTTTTAACCCACAAGGAAGAAAAAGAAATAGAGGCCGAATTAAAGGCACTAAAGAAATTTCAGAAAGATTCTGGAATTACTTCAGAGATTACTACAAGATTGAAAAAGGCAGTCTTGAGTGTCAATGGGGATAATTCTACTAAGAGGATAGTTGAATTTGTAGATAACGAATTGTTATCAAGAGATTCATTAGCACTTAGAGAGCATCTTACCGAAATAACACCTGATGTTGATATGTCATTTACCTTCACGAGCGATACTACTGGTGAAGATACGACTATGGATATCCCATTAGATGTTGAGTTTTTTTGGCCTGCGGGCAGAAGATAAGCCCGCGATACACGACCAAATCTTCTCACTCTGTTTTCACGGAAAGGGGGGATTTAATTTCACAGAAGTGTACAACATGCCAACCTATCTGCGCCGATTTTACATTCAAAAGGCATCTCAGTTTTACAAAGAAGAAAAAGCGGCATATGATAAACAAGGTAAAAAATCTTCAGGTATTTCACGACCTGGTATCAGCAGAGGATAACCTTTTTTTCTATATTTGATATTTATTAATGAGTTATAACATCCTGTTTTATAACAGAAAATCATAATTAGTACTATTAAAGGAGAAGAAAATGGCTTCATCAAAACCATTAACAGAAGAACAATTACAAGAAAATATCTTCGGAAAAATTATGCATAATATAATGAAGGGTAGATTCAATAGAGTTGCTAGTGCACTCGATGATAATCCACGATTGAAAAAGGCAGCAAAAGAGGCTGATAATGCAATTAAAGATTTTGAAAAGGTGTTCAAAAAGCATACCAAAGGTAGAAAAGTAACCATAAAGTAATATAATGGCAGACCGTGAAAATGTAAAATTAGCTAAAGAATTATTAGAGCTAAAGGCGAAAATCAAAAAAGAAGAAAAGATTATTGCCGACATGGGCGAAAAAGTCAATCAGAAAAATGTTCAGAGATTAGAAACACTAAAAAGAAAACAAGCAGAACTTAATAAAATAAAATCTACTGGTGATAAGGAAGCACTTGAATCCGCAATGGAGCAAATGACCTTAGACCAATTAAAGTTAGATTTAAGTAAAAAGTTTTTCAAAATGGAAAAAAAGGGTAATGAAACTATCCTCTCAAGAACCAAAGAATATTTCAAACAAGGAAATGCTCTTCATGGGTTTTTGGAAACCACTCATAATTTTGGTAAACAATACATACTATTAAACGAAAGAATTAAAGGTGCCAATAGTTTACTAAGTGATGATATGCCACAAGCACTTCAAAATGCTGGATTAGATTTACAAGATATGGTGAGTCATCAGAGTGATAATTTAGATTTATCACAGCAGTTAGCAAACCAATATGATGATATGGGAAAGGATTCATTTTCTGATTTAACCAAACAGGCAGAAAAACAAGAAGAATTGGTACGGAGACAAGGTGATTATGTAAAACAAAGATTGTTACCAGATTTACAAAAACAGCTTGAATTGGCAAAGAAGTACGGTAAAGATACTACAGGAATTACTACGGCCATACAACAAATTACAAAATCACAAAGAGAGTCAAATGCAGTAGCTAAACAAAATGTAAAAATAGCAAATGAACAGAGGATAAATAATGCACAAACAGCTGCAGCAGCAGAATTAATACTGGATCCTATGAATAAGGCGAAAAGTTTATTGGAATCGACCAAGGCAGGTAAACTTGCATCAGAGTTGGTTGGTGTGGGAGATGCAACAGAACATTTTAGTGACACAATGAAAAGTTATATAACTAATTCTCTTGATAAAAAGAATCCTATGAATTTTGGATTGGCTATGACTAAGATGTTCAATCAGACGGATAAAAACGGAAGGGTAACACGAGGTCAATTTCAAATTATGTTTGATAAGATGGGAGAAGGTTTCGAAAGTATGAAGAAAATCTTTGGTGGTATAAATGGTGCTATGGGTGGAATGTTAGGACCTGCACTGGCAGTAGTTGCAATCTTAATGATAGCAAAGAAAGCAGCAGAAATGTTCTATGGTGGTATGTTGGAAACTCGTAAGGAGTTTGGAATAACAGCCACAGAGGCCGCTGGATTACAAAATACCCTTAACACCACAGCAATGGAAATGAAGTTTCTTGGTGTAAGTGCAGAAGATGTGAAGGCGGGAGCTCAAGGTATTATGGATAATATGGGTGGGATAGGACAACTTACCAACGAGAATGTAAAATCAATGGCCAGATTAAATGGATTATATGGTATTAGTGGTGAAAACTTAGGAATACTTAGAGCTCAAATGGGGGCAGTTGGTGTATCAAGTCAAGAAGCTTTCGATTCACAATTAGGTTCAGTAGCGGCACTATCACAAGCTGGTGGAGTTGCACCCGCAGCAATTATGAATGATGTGGCAAGTAATAGTGAGGCATTTGCTAAATTTGCTGGAGAAGGTGGAGATAATGTATTCAAGGCCGCTGTAGCAGCAAGACAACTTGGTTTAGATATGGCTTCAGTTGAAAAGATAGCTGATAGCTTGTTAGATTTTGAATCATCCATAAATTCTCAAATGGAAGCAAGTATGTTACTCGGTAGAAGTATTAATACTGATAAAGCAAGAGAGATGGCACTCAATGGTAATTTGGAAGGTATGCAAAAAGAGATTACCAAACAGATTGGAACAGCAGCAGATTTTGAAAGATTAAATGTCGTACAGAGAAAATCTTTAGCAGATGCATTTGGTGTTAGTGTATCTGAATTAGGTAAGATGGTTACAAATCAAGATAAACTAAATAGTATGACAGAGGGAGAGAGAAAAAGACGAGATTTAATAACAGGAGCTATGGAACAAATGGGTAAAGTTTTTACAAGTTTCATGGGTATCTTTAAAGCAGCCATACCATTAGCTTTAGCATTTCTTTCACCATTTATAATATTGGGAGGTACGATAATTGGGATACTTGCTCTTTTTTCCGAATTCATACAATTTTTAAATAAAGCAAATGTACTTGGTGTTGGATTGGGTGATGTTATTATGTTTGCCGCAGGTGCAGCTTTATTATTTAGGACAAACCTAATGGGTGGTGGAATCATGGGTTTTCTTAAAAGTACAAAAGATATGATTTTTTCAATGGGTGGAAAACTCAAAGGTATGGGTGGAATGCTTGGTGGTGGAGGCCAAACGGCAACGGGTGGAAAACCTGGAACGAAAGTTACGGCTAATAAAAAACCAGCTATTCCTCAACGCGGAAAAGGTGGTGGAGGTCCACTTGGTGGTATGTTCGAAAAATTTGACGCAAAGAAAGCACTCGGTGGAGCAGCGGCACTATTAATTATATCAGCCGCTTTATTCGTTACAGCAAAAGCATTACAAGAATTTTCAAAAGTAAGTTGGAGTGATATGGGTAAGGCAGGAGTTGCATTACTTGCACTAACTCTAACATTGGCCGCTATTGGAGCAATAATGATGAGTGGAGTTGGAGCACTTGCAATAATCGCAGGAGCTGGAGCTATGTTGGTAATGGCAGCCGCACTACTCGTATTAGGAGTCGCCATACAGGCAATAGGTAAGGGTTTTGATATGTTGGCACAAGGATTCAGTTCCTTTGTACCGATAATTCAGACCTTAGCACCAATGGCCAGTTCTATATTCCTATTGGCTGGAGCATTTACTGCATTAGGAGTGAGTATGGGAGCTATGGCACTTGGAGCACTTGCATTAATACCAGCACTACCTGTATTGTTGGCATTAGGAGCAGTTGGGGCACTTGGAGGATTGGTTACTGGCGGAGAATCATCTACTGCTGAAACTACTGAAAATCCTGTTGAACTAAAACTCGATAGTACTAATAAAAAATTAGACGAATTAATAGTATTGTTAGGTGATGGTGGTACTCTGGCCGAAAACTTACACGGAATTAAAAGAAATACTGGTGATTTTACAGATTCTATATTAACAGCATAATAGAGAAAATAAATGGCATTAAAAGACTTAGTAACAGACTTATCGAATTTTAGATATACAGATTATGATAACGCTGGGGCTAACCAATCACAGATAGAAGGAAGGTTCGGTGGAACAATAGGACCTACACCAGCACAACCACCACTTTCTGATGAACACACAAAGTTTGATGATGGAGTGGGGAGAGGAGCGATGCCAAATGACGATCCACAGACATTTAATGTTCGAGGATATACGGTTACTGGTAATAAAAGATTTTATATTGGTTATCAAGGTGATATCATTCCAAATGACGAATCTGTTTATGGAATAGGACCTTTTAATAGTATTGCAGGTGTATTTGACCACACTCAGATTAGAGATAGGTTAAGAAAAACATATACAAATTATGGTAATAATGAATTTAGTACTGATGGTTCTATTCATATAGGTTCTCAAGATACGGCAGGTGTTGTTGGTGGTGGAGTTGATTATTATGGAAGTTTAGTAACCATATCTCCACGAGGTTCTTTATATCGTGATTCAAGTGGTAATTATCAAGTTCCACAAGATGGTAGAAATACAAATCCACCTGGTGGAATTAGTAATATACCAGAATTTACAAAAACACAGATAACATTTAATATCCCACAGCATACTTCAACAGGACCTACTCAGTTTACAATACAACCATTAAACACCACATCACTAATACCTGATTTACATGATAGTGATTTTATGACACGACCATCTTATACAAGTCAGATAGGTACGGATACTGCTACACATAATGTGAGTATGATTACCCTAACAGGACCAACTACACAAGATTATCAAACAACAATTAATCTCGATAAGATAGCAGAGGGGGCACACGGAAGTGATTTTCAAACCACACCAATAGAAGCATTTAGTAGTAGATTTGCCACGACAGATGGATTATTGATGGACACGGTTCATATTTCAGGATTTAATCGTGGTGATATGTATATGCAAAATGCACCCGAACCAACTATTCCTGAATTTAAAGTTTTCACTCAAAGTGATAAATCATTAAAACCATTTTCTGAATGGAGTCCACAAAAATATGGTTCTAATTTTGTAGATACTATATACACTTTTTTCGGTGGAGAACAAAAAGAATATAGGTTTGATGATAGACTACCTTACAATATTCCAGCCAGAGACGATAGTGCAGTTGGATTTGACCAACCATTTATTTTAAGACCGATTGGAAACACTTGGGGATTTGATAAACCAAATGGTGATGGATTCTTTTCAAAGGTTGGTGGATTTTTAAATGAAATAGATTCTGCAGTAGGTGATATCACAAGAGGGGCACCAGGATTTACAGGATTGGTTTCAAGAACTCTACACGACGCGGTTAGACTTGGTAAATTTGCACTTACAACAAAAGGAATATTCTTTGTTGCTAAACAATATGGATTACAATTATTAAATCCAAGACCTGAAACAAGAGTTTATAATCCATTATCATTAGGTTCAATAGCACCAATCGTTCATATGGACAGACATCTTGATGGTGGAACTTATGAAGATGCACTTGGTAGTGGTGGAGAAGAATCAATACTTACTGGATATGGAAACGCCTTAACGGATCCAAAGACTGCATTACAAGGTGGTAAGATAGCATTTCAAACTGCTAGACGAGTTACATTGGCCCATGTGACGGCTATGGTACCAGGAGCTGGTGGTAAGGTATCATTCGGAGCTCTACCTGAAATAGGATTTGATTTAACTGCAGGTGGAAGTGGAAATATAAACGCATTTTCAAGAAATATAGTTGGAATTGATAAGTACAATAGAAATAAACGATACACCACGACAGATGGAACACCAATTATTCCAGCAAGAAATCCTGAAGCTGGATATAAATCAGGTATATTGGCTAGTAGATATGCTGGTTCACCACTCACGGAAATGTTCATTACCGAAGAAGGTATCAGACAGGCTGGTACTAATGTGGGTTATCCATCAGCAGCAATTACAGATGCAGTAATCAAACCTGAAATTTTTGAAGGTAATTCAGACGATATTGATAGTCCTTATTTTGGTAATAGTAATACTAATAGTAATTTTGGTGTAGATAAAGACACCAATAAAGTTGAAGTTTTAAGAAATGTTAATTTTGTAAATATTGGTAATCCGTTAAATCCGATTCATAACCGATTGACTCCAACTGATAAGGTTGGACAACTTGACTTTACACAACAATTAATATATAATCCATTATCTGAGAATTATCCTTCAGAACTAAGATTGGCAAAGGAAGGGGTTTATACAGGTGATTTATACGATAGGTCTAATGCTTATGCTCCAATTGAGATACCAGATAAAATTCAAGATAAATTAGGTGTATTGAGTACAAGAGAAGAAAGACTTCAAAAGGGAACAATTCAACTCGGCGATTTCGCAATATATAAAAAGAGATACTTTCATTCGTTTAGTGGTCAAGGACCAGTTGTATCAATTGGTGGTCGAGATACATTGAGCCTTAATGGATACATGATAGAGAATAGTAAAACTCGTATTAGAATAAAAAGAGGACGGAGGTGGAGAAGTGATTTATATGATAAAGATAATACTTATTCACTTGAATCTCGATTAACTATAAATGATGATTCAGAACCACAACTTGAATTTAGTCTACCATATAATAATTTAGACTCACCTACCACAGCAAAAAATATTCGTTCTTTGTCTGTCAATTTGACGACTCGAACAGGAGAAATTAGAAATAAAAAAGTACAACTTTCTGATTATAAAGATTTTACTTGGTCTACCACCCATCTCGTAGGTACATCGGTAGAAGGTATGAAGTTTGTTGGAAATAAATATGGACCTGCAGGTTCAAAACGATATGGTAACATATCTTATTCAGATAGTAAAGGATATTGGGGTAAAATACCAGGTACGGGTGATGGTGATCCAGAAACAGGAGTTTACGATTGGTCAGATTTAGATGTCGGAGATTCAGTTGGTGGATTAACTATGGTGTCCAAAACAGAACAAGTACCCGATAAGAGAAATGTAAGAAGTGAACCTACCAAAAAAGGTACTCAGGCTGGACTAATTCAACCAAAACAAGTAGAGGTAAATAGACCACCTGATGGTTCTCAATTTGAAAATTTAAAAGTTGATATTGATGGTGAAAAACAAGAAATTCCAACCGTAGTCAAGACAAAGATAACTCAAGATGATAATGCACCACCTGGTATAGAACAAAATCCAGATGTTGCTATAAATGACAAACCAGCGGTAATTAGTGTTCCAGCAACTTCTGTTACTAAGAAAAGTAATAACGAAGATATTCAAGACTCACCGACTGGTACCAAAGAAGCATTAAAGAGATACAAAACATTGAGTTATGGGGATTTGGGAGAAGGTAGTGCAAAAAGATATAATCAACAATGGTTAAGTGGTGGAGAAACGGATGAAGAAGATTCACGCCGTAAAGCTTTATTTGAAAAAATATCCGAAGAAAGGAAATCCGAAAATAAATTAGTTTATAGGTTAGGTAATCCTGGACAACCTGGTGTTATGGCGGTATACGATGAACAATTGATGGGTAAGATAAAACCAGCAGCAATGGCTGATGATAAAGTTACAAGTTATAATGGTGATCTTCAAGATAAAATTAATATGACACCTTACGGAGAAGATTCAGCTCAACCTGATTTTGTAAAATTTAAATTTTATGATATGGTAAATCAAAAATATATTATATTTAGAGCAACACTTAGTGGAATAAGTGAAACACTTTCACCTGAGTGGTCATCGGAAAGATACATTGGTAGACCTGATAATGTTCATGTTTATCAAGGAGTTGATAGGGCATTAAGTTTCAATTTTATAGTTGCACCAACTTCACGACAAGAATTACCGATATTGTGGGAAAAATTAAATTATCTTGTAGGTTTAACCTATCCTCATTGGAATCCACAATCGGCTGGTGGTAAACGAATGGAATCACCATTTATAAACTTAACAATAGGTGATATGTACAATGAAGTTCCAGGATATTTAAGTGGTCTTAGTGTTGAAGTAGAGGACCAATCTACTTGGGAAATAACAGATGGGTTTCAGTTACCAAAGGTAATAAATGTGAGTTGTGAATTTGCACACATAGGACAACATCCATTAGCATCACAAGGTATACATTATGACTTCGGTGGAAAAGACAAAACTTGGTTAAAACCATATAGTACAGAAACAGGAGAAATGGGTGACCGACCTGATAAATGGAATGACTTTTATAGTAAAATAGGTGCCGCTAATGAGTAGATATAGATTCACAGGAATTAAAATAGATAAAAATACTGGCAATAGAGTGCAAAAAACAACACTTTATCCTCAAATAAAAATAGAGGATGGTGACCAATTTATATATCCATTAGATGGTGATAGAATGGAAAGTATAGCATATAGATTTTATGGTGATTCTACTTTGTGGTGGATTATAGCAAAGGCAAATGGTATCCGTGATGGTTCATTTGGATTAAAACCAGATGAAAAGATAAGAATACCAAGTAATGTTCCACAGATACTAAGTGATTTACGAGCAATAAATGAAGATGTGTAAAGGTTATGATAAATTTAGCCCCAATTCATAAAAAAATAAGAAAAACATTACATCGTAAGAGTGAAGCCGTTTCAAGGACTTATGATGGAGATATGCTTGATCCTCAAAGTGGATTAAAAGATACATATACAAAAACAACTTGGGTAAGAATGTATTCTCCTGTCGATGGTACTTTGGATAAACTCGGTAAAGAGGCAAAAGGAATGAACACCACAATGATAATGGGTGGTGAAGTTAATGCAGATAGCAAAAATCCATTGTTTGGATTTGATGAGTTATATTTACAGAGTGATAAGGGTGGTGGAGTATTTGCTCCGCAAACTGGTACTGAACCAAAAACTCGTAGACCAATACCAGGAATAAAAGATATTACCGTTTCATACGAAGGTGGTTTATCAGCTCTAAGAAAGGCAACCATAAATTGGACTTGCTGGAGTTTTGAAGATTTAGAAAGATTTACTCCACATTTTATGTCACATGGTATGGGAGTATTATTAGAATGGGGATGGAATACACCAGAAGTACAACAATTTCAAAAGTTTAGTCAAGAAGAAATGGTAAACGGACAGGCTTATTCAAAACTACAAAATACAATACTTGACTTGGGTGGAGATTATGATGGTATGGCTGGTATTATTAATAATTGGGAATGGTCATTACGAGATGATGGTGGGTTTGATGTAACCACGACTATTGTTGCACGAGGTGTTAATGTTCTTAGTGCAGACATATCTGGAACTGGTGTACCAAAGAAAGGTAAAAATCAACCTTTACCTACAATGAAAGAATTTGCAGCAGCATTAAAAGAAGTTTTATATAGTATGTCTACTGAAGGGGGGTTGTGGTTACTCGATTCGGCTGAAAACAAAAAACCATCAAAGGCAAATGTACAAAATTGGTCAGAGAGTGATGGTACACAACCACCTGGTGTTTTAGTAATGATTCATGACAATTGGTTTAGTACCGTAAAGGCAGGACCTTATGTGACTTGGGGATTTTTTGAAGATAATATTTTAAGTAAATTTGTGGGTAGAGTTGATGAGAAAGGTAGAACTATCAATTCTTTTAGGAGTATATCACCATTGTTCAATAAGGCGGATGGTAATAGTGAACTTCCATATTTAAAAAGTGATAAGAGAACTCCTACTGATAAAATATATGAGGCTGGATTTCAATCCGTTGTTATTAGAAATAATAATTATCTATACACACCATTTATGAAAAGGTGGATTTTACCTGGACAATTTCCAGCAACTGAAGTGGCAAGAGATGCAATGGATCTCACCGATAATAATGAAGAATTCGTAAAAGAGGTTTCAAAGTACGCACAGGATCATAGTTATTATAGAAGATTTGCTATAAATGAAGGAAATTGGACTGATGGTGGGTATATAAGAAACATATTAATATCATATGATTTGATAACAACCGCATTTGAAAATGCAAATACTTTAAGAGAGGGTATGCAACTTTTATTTGATGAGATTAATAAAGATGTGGATGGATTTTGGAAATTTGAAGTTGTAATGGATCCATATATTGATGGTAATGTTAAAGTAATAGATGTTAATTCAACTCCTGAAAATGCACAAACATTACTTGAAGATAGAGTAGGTAAAGAAAATCCAGAAAGTAAATTATTTACCTTTCCATCTTGGGGTGAGAAAAGTATTGTTAAATCTCAAACTCTTAATTCAAAAGTACCAAGTTCTATGGCAGTATCTGCAATGTATGCTGGAACTGCTAAAGAAGGTGAAGAACCTGATAACGCTCCAATTGAATCAAGGGCAGTATCAGAGGTACAGAATCCTGGTAGTAAAGATAAATCACAACCAGCAGTAAGTATGGCAAATAGATTGGGTACTGAAAATCCCTTTGGTAGTAAAAACCCATACGGAGATAGTGATGATGGTATAACAATAAAAAGTGATGAAAATGGAGCGACTAACATACCGTCAGAAAATAACTTTGGAAAGGGTAGGGGAATAGCATTTGAAGGTATTACTTTAGAAGATATAATCAAGTGGTACGAAGAACGAGATGAAGATGAGATGACCGAAGATGATAAAAAAAGACAAGCGGCTGCAAAAGAACAACAAGAAGAAAAGACAGCATCTGGTATAGAGGCAAAACAGCGTTTTAAAGCTGCAGCAGGTGGTACAGGAAAATTAGCTAAAACTTCACCAATACAAACATTTACTAAATCTCGACCTTGGTGGCCAGGAGATGATAGTGAATTTTTTTCTCTTTACAATCAAGAAGGTGAATTGTCAAGTGATTCATCTTTTAATGTTTTGTTTAGACGAACTATGTTAGATTATATACATGGTAATGCAGATGATTTGAGTGATGAGGAAAGAGAAGAAATAGTAGTCGATCCTATAATTCCATTAGAATTGGAAATAGTGATAGATGGGTGTGGTGGTATCATACCTGGAAATGCTTTCCATGTTGATTATATAACTCAAAGATATAAAGACTATGTTGTATTTCAGACTTTAACTTTAAGTCATACGGTTTCTTCTGCAGGATGGAGTATGAATTTAAAAGGTCAACCGAGAGTAGCAATGAATAAGATTTATAAAGATAAACGAGATAGTGATGGCTAGAAAGAAAAGAATAAAGAGTAAAAAATCAGCAAATAAAATGTTTAATAAAGTGTATGGTGATGCCTTATCATCATTAAAGGGATTGTTTGAAAGTTCAAAACAGACTATTTTAACTGATAGACTTTCAAAAGTTTATGATTTAAATAAAATGATATCTGATGAAAATACAGACAGAGTTATACATGATGCTGGAGTGGTTGAGAGATATGGAGATTTTACATATCAAGATGGGGCAAATGTTCCTGTTGGTGAATCCTATCATATTCATTATTCAAGAATCGGAAAGACTGAAATTTATATGACGGGTGAAAAACATGATAAGACTTCTTTGATTATAAACAGAGTGAGAGGTAATACGGTTTTTGGTCAATATATGGATGCAAAACCAAATGCAAAAGGATATAACTATTTAAGTGAATTTGTTTTTAAGATTACGAATAAACATCGTAAGGTGGGGGTGGCTAGACGATATTTTGCTAAAGAAGTAAATCGTTCAAATTCTCGTATATTTGAAATAGAAAAACCAGACTTTACAAAAGTAACACCATTATATACAAAAACACAATTAAAGTGGACTCTTAGTGATAATAAAGAATTGATGGAAAAGAAAAACATAGAACAGATAAACAATGCAGTACTTAAAGGATTTGTCTCATTAGAATATGCATTAAATCCAATAGAGGGTTATATCGGTAAAAGTGTTTCTACAAAAGAGGAACTTGCTGAAAAACTTAAAGGTATAGTATCATCAGATGAAGTATCATCAGAACCGAAGAAAAAGAAAAGGAAAAGGAAAAGGAAAAAGAAATCATCTACTCCATCAACTTCGTCACCAAGTACAACTACAAGTGCACCACCATCTCAAAATAGTGGTCAAGGTGCATATTAATCTACATTTTGAAATTTTAGATAGATATATATTAGAAAGGTTATAGTAAATGGTTATATGGTTCACAGGCCAACCTGGCAGTGGTAAAACAACATTATGTAAGGCATTAAAAGAACAATGGTCGTTTTGGAAACATCAATGTGTTCATATTGATGGAGATGACATCCGAGAAATATTCAGTAATAAAAATTACAATTTTGATGGTAGAGTGAATAACATCAAAACTGCTCAAAATATTGCAAGATTTTTACATAACAAACGTTATAGGGTTTTAGTTTCATTGGTTTCACCCTATAAAAAATTACGAGAAGAATTAAGAGGTCAAGATATTTATCAAGTTTATTGCCATACAACAGAAATTCGTGGTAGAGAAGAATATTTTGTGGATAATTATGAACCACCAACCGAAAATTTTATAGATATGGACACAACAAATAAATCAGTTAAGGAGTGCGTAGATGAAATACTCAATGTTTGTAGGTAGATGGCAAGGATTACACGATGGTCATAGATGGTTATTTGACCAGCAACTTAAAAAGGGAAAGAATATATTGATTTGTATTCGTGATTGTCCTTTGGATGATCCTGATGAAGAAAATGAATTTATAGCAGAAGAAATAATGGGGCACTTGTCTGAAGAATATCGTGATGAGATATTAGAGGGTAAGGTAAAGGTGATGATTATTCCTGATGTAGAAAGTATTAATTATGGTAGAGAAGTTGGTTATGAAATAATAGAACATAAACCACCTGAAGAAATCAGAAACATTCATGGTAGGGAGTTGAGAAGAAATGAAAATTGATGTATTGGATAAGGGATACATAGAATTAGTTGATACTCTTGGTGACGATTTAACACCTGTAAATGCAGCTCGTGTATCATTTGGTGGTCGTTCAGAAGAATTTACCAACAAGGATAAAAGATTATCCAAGTTCTTAATCAAACATAAACATTTTAGTCCATTTAGACATCAACACATTATGGTGATTATCAAGGCACCTGAATTCGTGATGAGACAATGGTATAAGCATGTTGTTGGGATAGAAACCACATCATCAAGTGCCAGTAAAGACCATGCTTGGAATGAGATAAGTGGTCGGTATGTTGAGGTTGAAGATTATTATTATCCTGAAGTGTGGAGAAAACAATCAGAGGATAACAAACAGGCTAGTGATGGTGTATTGGATGATTTACAACAAAAGAGAATGACATCTTTTTACAACGAGTATATGAGACAAGTCGAGATGACTTACGATAGGATGATTGAAGCTGGAATGGCAAAAGAACAGGCTCGTATCGTATTACCATTATCACAATACACACAAGTTTGGTGGACAGCATCATTTCAATCGGTAATGAACTTTATTGAATTAAGAGATGAACCAACATCACAGGTAGAAATACAAGAATATGCAAGAGCATTAAAAACAATTATGATGGAATCATTTCCTGAAACCACTAAGTTATGGAGTGAAATTTATTTGAATGAGGATTAAGAGTAATACCTATGAAAAAGTATGTCATTTGATAGCATCAAATATTCGTGATTTAGTAAAACATCACGAGTTTTCCGTATTAGGATTATCAACAGGTTCAACACCCATTGGTATCTATAAGGAATTATCTAAAATGAGAGATACAAATTTTTCTCGTACTCTCACTTATAATCTTGATGAATATGTAGGGTTGGAAAAAACCCATCCACAATCGTACCATTACTTTATGAGAAAACATCTGTTTGGTAATTTAACATTTCATTCTAATCATTTCCCAACAGAAAAACTTCTTCCTTATTACGATAGTATGATTGATAATTCTGATGGTATTGATATACAGATACTTGGTATTGGAACGAATGGTCATATAGCATTTAACGAACCAGGAACACCAAGAGATTCAAAAACTCGTATAGTTGATTTGACAGAAAACACTATAAAAGATAATAGTAGATTTTTTGATTCAATAGACGAAGTACCTACTCAG